TTCGACCTAACAAAATGATTTGGGTTACCTTTCGCAAAGAAGGTATTCACAAATATCCCGCAGCCGCAACTGATCCAAACTTAGCAACAGGAGATGAATATGATGTTTCGTTTTTGGCTAATCCCCATCGCCATATTTTTCATTTTAGGGTTTATCTTAGTGTCACCCACAATGACAGAGATGTGGAATTTATACAATTCAAGCGATGGCTCGAAAAACTGTATTCTAGCAACGAAGGTGTATTGTCGCTAGACTATAAAAGTTGTGAGATGATGAGCGATGACTTATATGCTCAGATTCATGCAAAGTATCCAGACCGTGAGGTTTGGATCGAGGTCTCCGAAGATGGAGAAAATGGTTCATTTATCAAGTACTAAACTAAAAGGAAGAAGCTAAAATGGCTCGTAACTACAAGGACTATTCTTATTTCACTAACCGTCCTGATGTTGTTAAAGTGTGGGAGGATCTTGAAGCCTACCACGACTATTGCAGATTTGAACTCTGCGATTTTAATCCTGCAGATCTTTATCGCAAAGATTCTGCAAACTATCAGGCTTACTTAAATAGTAGGCGTCCACGCAGACCATATCAAGGCAATAAGCCTCGCTGGGACAACAACGGAGATCGCGGACAAAACCGCAGACCATATGGCCAGAATTTTTCTCGTTGATCTAGAAGCAGTAGAAACACGATACACAGGCGAGTGGAAAACCCACTTGCCTGCGTTACTACGAAAGAGAGGACACGATGTTCAAATTATTGCTGGCCCTGCGGATATTCCTAGTGCCACTACTCCTGGCGCCTTTCTTAATTTTGGCGGCACTAATATCTATAAGTCTAACCAAGTTGAACAGATGGGCCGTTTATTTTGTAACGGAGCCGTTCATGCCGGCGATCACTTTATTTTTACTGATGCTTGGCACCCGGGTATCATAAATCTAAAGTATATGAGTGAACTGTTACAGATTCCTGTAACCATTCATGCCCTATGGCATGCCGGCAGCTATGATCCTCAAGACTTTTTAGGTAGACTTATCGGGAACAAGTCTTGGGTAAGAAATGCTGAAAAGAGTTTCTTTCACGCTATTGATCATAATTATTTTGCCACAGACTTTCATATTGAGATGTTTATACGTAATCTTCTTAATGACGAAATGTTTGAAAATCCTTGGATTGAAGACCAGATACAAGAAGCTCTTAGAGGAGAATATTCTGGTATAATAAGATCAGGCTGGCCAATGGAGTATATGCAAGACACTCTATTGATGTACAAAAATATGCCTAAGCGTGATCTTATATTGTTTCCGCATCGAATGGCTCCGGAAAAACAACTGCCTATTTTTGAAGATCTGCGTCAACAACTTCCTCAATATGATTTTAAGGTGTGTCAAGAGTATCCGCTATCAAAAAACGAATATCATAATTTACTCGGCGAGGCTAAGTTAGTGTTTAGTGCCAACTTACAAGAAACACTGGGTATCAGTTGGTATGAAGGTGCATTAGTAGATGCTATTCCTATGGTTCCGGATCGTTTGAGCTACAGTGAAATGGCGTTAGATGATTTCAAATATCCTAGCGAATGGACGGAATCATTTGAATCTTATAAAACAAATAGACACTACATTGTGGCGCAGATTATTGAATACATGGAAAATTACAGACAGTTTTTACCTAGTCTAAATAAACAAGCAGATGCGTTAACACAAAACTTCTTTAGTTGTAATAAACTGCTAGAGATGTTAAAATAAAATGTCATCCACGACTATAACTCGGAGAATTATAATTGACAAACAAATTTAAACCAGATCCTGTATTAAATGAAAATGTAAACACAGAATTCGTAAAAGACGAATTTAAAGATCAGTATGTTCCACTTCCCCAGAAAGTTTATGTTAAAGCTGGGGAAATGATGAGTGACAAGGGCTACGAAGAAGCATATCTTGGCGATCATCTTCGCTTTAAAATGAAACGTGAAGGCAAACGTTTTTGGGCTGGAGATAACATTAGTGACTTTCTACACGAAGGCGATAAAGAGAAACTTATTGACGAAGCAACAGAAGCATTTGAAACAGTGCTTGATCGTTTGCTAATTGATCGCGAAAACGATCCTAATAGTCACGGCACTGCTCGTCGATTGGCTAAAATGTATTTTAACGAAATAATGGCAGGAAGATATGACCCAGCACCAGACGCCACAGCATTCCCTAACGATACGGAAGACCGCTACGAAGGTATGTTGGTTGTTCGCAGTGAGCTTCGCAGTATGTGTAGCCATCATCATCAGCCCGTTAGTGGTGTTGCCTATATTGGTATTATTGCGGCTTCCAAGCTCATTGGACTTAGTAAGTACACACGCATCGCACAGTGGTGCGCCCGGCGCGGAACTCTCCAGGAGGAACTTGCTAATGATATTGCTCGCGAGATCGCCAAGGCCACAGGAGCCAAAGACGTAGGCGTTTATGTTCAAGCAATTCACGGCTGCTGTGAGAATCGCGGTATTATGGCACATAGCAGTCTAACGCAGACTACTGTACTAAAAGGTGCATTTAAAGACGATCAAGGAACAAAGAAAGAATTCTTTGATAATATCAAATTGCAACAAGATTTTGCCCCTAGATAAGGAAAATTATGAATCAACAAACTGAACTAAAAAAAGGAACCTGTGGCTGTGGTCGTAGTCCTACAGGAGATTGTATCGGATGGCACAGTCTGTCAGAAGATATGTATCAACATCAAAAAAGACTCTGGCTAGAAGAACAGTTCCGTAAAGATCAAGAAGCAGAACAAAAATAAAAGACTATAATGAATAGTGCAGAATTAGCCAGTTCTTTTATACAACGAGTTAGAAATCTTAAAACTTTTCAAGTTCAGAGATCTCTAGACGACCCTTTATCTTTCACTAGGGGGCCTGTTCCTTTTGACATAAAGGCCAATCAAGAATATGCTTGGTTTTCTGTATTAGCAGTAAGTCAACAGGAAGCGGAAGAAATGGTAGATCGCTGGTTAGAAGGCACACATGATTAAACCGTTATTAGATGAATTGATGGTACAACAACAGTTACCTTCTAACGATCAAACTGTTCGTGCTTGGCAGCATATGGTCGCTGTCATTATGCTAAATCAAACTGGAAGAAAGGCAGTGAAGTATGTACTGCCTATATTTCTCAATCATTGGCCCACTCCTAATAAATTTTTGTTCTCTACTATCGACGAGGTCAAGGAAGTAATTTGGCCGTTAGGTATGTACAATGTACGTTTTCAAAGACTTAAAAGAATGACTGCTGATTTCTTGCTTTGGGATGGAGATGATGCTAAACTGTTGTATGGTATCGGCAAATACGGAAGCGATAGCTACGAAATCTTTTTTAAACAAAATTATTCTGTGCAACCTACAGACAAAGAACTAAAAAGATATCTCGAAGAGGAAATTTTTAATGTTGTTGAAGCTACTTGAACGATTAGGTCGTAAGCGTATTATTTTTGATCGCGTACACAATGAACCTTATCTAGAACGCTACTATCTCTTTCTTAAAGAGCGTAACCGTTTTCCATTTAATGTATTTCTACACAAATTCTTAAAAGGAGATCCAGATGACGTTCACGATCATCCTTGGCCCTACGCTACATTAATTTTAAAAGGTGGTTATTATGAATGGGTTCCGCAGTTTGACGAACAGGGCAATAAATCTTGTGAAATACGTAAATGGAGAGGACCCGGCCATTTTCGTATATGTAGCCCTAACTCTTATCATCGTATTGAGCTTAAGCCTGGCGTAACAGCGTGGACGTTGTTTATGCCCGGTCCTCACAAACGTGATTGGGGATTCTTAGTTAATAACAAATGGATTCAACACGAACAATATTTAAAGGAAAGATATGAACAAGCTCATATTTCAACAACAAGAACTTAACGGTCTTGTTAGCAAGATATGTAGAGATATTGTGATCAGCAGCTGGCGTCCTGATTACATTGTAGGATTAACAAGAGGTGGGCTGATTCCTGCTGTAATGATCAGTCATTATCTCAATGTTCCGATGTATGCCTTAGGAGTAAGCCTACGAGATGGTCAGGGCGGAGAAAGTAATTTATGGATGGCCGAAGATGCTTTAGGTTATCCTAAAAAAGAAATATTCGTAACCGACGAAAACGATATAGGGGCTGTATTAGATGCAGCTGGTTCACTTTTAGAACAAGGTGAAAACTTTAAGAATATTCTTATTGTTGACGACATCAACGACACTGGTGCTACTTTTAATTGGATAATTAATGATTGGCCGAGTGGCTGTTTGCCTAACGATCCTGACTGGGGACACGTTTGGAACAATAATGTAAAATTTGCAGTATTAGTTGATAATCTAGCTAGTAAGTGCGAAGTTAAAATGGATTTTGTTGGAAAAGAAATCAACAAAGCAGAAAACGATGTTTGGGTTGATTTCCCTTGGGAAGATTGGTGGGCAAAATGAATGAAAAAATAATGAATGATCAAGCTGAGTCTATAGAGGATAGTCAAGCACCTTGGGATAATCTTGTAGACGAGGACTATCACGTAAAAGTATTTGCAGACAAATATCCGGTTACAGAAGGGCATCTGTTATTTGTACCTAAATATAACACAGTATCTGTACTAATGGATGCATTTGAAGATGCTGTGCGTGACGGTATACGTATGGTTGAAGAAGGACAGTGTGACGGTTTTAACATTGGTTTTAATTACGGAAAGTCAGCAGGACAAACCGTAGGTTGGCCCCACGTACATCTCATTCCGAGACGTAGTGGTGATATGGAAGACCCTACTGGAGGCGTGAGACACGTCATACCGGAACGGGGCAATTATAGGAAATGGAAATGAGAAAAGAAATTCTTGATGCGCTAAGAGCGCATTTTTCAGCACACGTTTTAAAACATAAAATGAATGTAGATATTATGTTAGGTAACCCTATGGCCATTCACGATCATACTGATTTAATGAGTGCTATTGAAAAAGAAATGGCTATCATTGCCGAATATATGGATAAACTTGAAGTGTTGGATAAACATTTCAATATCTGATTCTTTGAAAACGCTCAATGAGAAAGTACATCATTGGTTTTATAGTGGCTAGTGTATTATGGGTGATTCTTCTCTCCAATGTAGAAATACCAGAATATAAGATATATGATTGTGGTATGGCAGAATGGCATCCAGATATCCCACCTAGGGTAAAAGAAGAATGTAGAAATCGAAGAAAAAATGAAACAGAAACTGAAAAGCGCCTTTATGAGAACGGCAGAAATCTTCTCAGAACTTAGTCACGCACGTAGATTACACGTTGGTGCTATTGTAGTCAAGGATGATAGAATTATCTCTATCGGCTACAACGGTATGCCGGCTGGTTGGGATAACAACTGCGAAGACAAAGTATATGATTCCGGCGCAGGTGGTTGGGTAAGTCCAGAAGAGTTTGAAGCTATGTATCCGTATACTGAATGGAACGAGGATGCGGAAGAAGAATACAGATATGGCTTAAAAACAAAATCAGAAGTACTACACGCAGAGTCAAACGCTATCGCAAAATTAGCTCGCAGTAACGAATCAGGACTTGACGCAGATTTATTTGTTACACATAGTCCGTGTTTAGATTGTGCTAAATTGATATATCAATCCGGTATTAAAAATGTATATTTTAAAGAAAATTACAGAGACGATACTGGAATAAATTTTTTAACCAAATCAGGAGTTAACGTTGAAAAGTTGGACATTAACAGTTGAAGAAGATCCCGAAACCGGAGATAGTATTTTAACATTTCCTCCCGACCTGTTAAAAGAAGCAGATTGGAAAGAAGGTGATACTCTAGAATGGCTCGATCTAGGTGATGGCTCTTGGCAACTACGAAAAAAGAGTGTATAATAAAATATGGAAAAAATTAAATTAGCAGAGCTGTTTTACAGCATACAGGGAGAAGGACGTTTTATGGGCGTTCCTTCAGTGTTTATGAGAACATTTGGTTGCAATTTTAAGTGTGCCGGGTTTGGCATGCCTAAAGGAGAATCAACTACTGAAGTTGATCCTATTGCTAACAATGTACATCTGTATAAAACTTATGAAGAGTTACCTCTAGTATCAACAGGCTGTGATAGCTATGCTTCGTGGCATCCAGCTTTTAAACATCTAAGTCCTTTTTATAGCCCGGACGAGATCGCAGAAAACATAATGAAGATTCTACCATACGGTAAATGGGAAGATGAACATTTAGTTATTACTGGAGGGGAGCCTTTGTTAAAATGGCAAAATATCTATCCGGAACTTTTAAATCATCCTAAGATGGAAGGTTTAAAAGAAATTACTTTTGAAACTAATGGTACTCAAAATCTTACACCCGAATTTAAAAAATATCTATTAGATTGGGGTATTGAAAAAAGAGGTTACACTAGATTAACGTTTTCTGTTAGTGCGAAATTAAGTTGCAGCGGCGAAGAAAGATCTGTAGCTATTCGACCTGATGTTGTATGCGAATATCAAGAAGTAGGCTACGCCTATCTAAAATTTGTAGTAGCCACAGAAGACGACGCCGAAGAAGCCTTAGAAACTGTAGACATTTATCGTGCAGAAGGCTTTACTGGTCCTGTATATTTGATGCCGGTGGGTGGCGTAGAAAGTGTTTATACATTAAATAATCGCCGTGTAGCGGAATTGGCAATGAAAAATGGTCTACGCTATTCAGATCGCTTGCAGGTGCCTTTGTTTAAAAATGAGTGGGGAACTTAATGAAACTGATCAAAAAACTATTAGGTATTGATAAGATCCAAGAGAGTTTAGTGCAGGCACAAAAAGCTCTAGAAGAAGCAGAAATTAGAAAACAGCAAGCAGAAGAATCTGCCAAACTTGCTCAAGAACAAGAAGAGTTAGCCAAATTATCGCCAAAAGATCGTGCTACTCGAAAGAAAGAACCTTGGGTCGGAGTCATTAATACTCACGTAAACAAAGATAACATTCGTAACGGTTTTTTTGAGCTTGACTGGAATGAGTTCTTTGTGCTACAATTAAAGCAAGACGGTTATGGTGCAGACGGTGACAAGGACGAGGAAATTGTCGATCGCTGGTTTCGTGAACTTTGCGCCAACGTAGTTGTCGATGGTGATTTTGGTGGCCCTGTTAATACAGGTGTTATAGACATACAATCAGTAAAGAAGAAAAATCAATGACCTATATTTTAGTTGATACAGCAAATACATTTTTTCGTGCTCGCCACGTAATCAACGGCGATGCTGATATCAAGTTAGGTATGGCTTTTCATATTACCTTAAATTCAATACGAAAAGCGTGGCAGCAGTTTAACGGAAGCCATGTTATCTTCTGTTTAGAAGGCAGATCGTGGCGCAAAGATTATTATGCTCCCTATAAGCGTAATCGTGCAGATGCTCGTGCTGCTCATAACGAAAGAGAACAAGAAGAAGAACGTGTATTTTGGGAAGCATTTGATACATTTAAAGAATTTGTAACAGAAAAGACCAACTGTACAGTTCTACAAAATTCTCAGCTAGAAGCGGACGATCTAATCGCAGGTTGGATACAGAGCCATCCGAATGATAACCATGTGATCATCAGCACTGACACAGACTTCGTACAACTGATCGCCTCCAATGTTAAACAGTATAACGGAGTAATGGAACACGTTATCACACACGAAGGAATCTTTGATGACAAAGGCAAGCCCGTCATTGACAAGAAAACTAAAGAAGCGAAAGCCGCTCCAAATCCAGAATGGCTCTTGTTTGAAAAATGTATGCGTGGTGATACCAGTGATAATGTCTTCTCGGCATATCCAGGTGTGCGTACTAAAGGCACAAGCAAAAAAGTGGGTCTTACTGAAGCGTTCGAGGATCGTGGCACCAAAGGATATGCGTGGAATAATCTCATGCTACAGAGGTGGACCGATCACGAAGGTAAAGAACATCGAGTCTTAGAAGATTATGAACGCAATCGCAGGTTGATCGATCTTAGCTATCAACCCGATGACATTAAAGAAATTATCGCAACCACGATTGCAGAAGCTACTAATTCTAATAAAAATATTAACCAGGTTGGTGTGAAGTTAATGAAATTTTGCGGTCTCTATGACCTTAAGAAAATTTCTGAACAGGCACAAAGTTATGCGGAGCCATTAAATGCTAGATACAATATTAAAGAAGATCACAGCTTGTCCGTTTGATTTGAGTTGTGAATCTCGAACAGACACTTGTTGGGAGGAACCAATGACAGACTTACACGCAAAGCCAATTATCGATAATAAGTTTTGGATAATAGAAAAAGATGGAGAAAAAGTTGCCACTTTGAGAAAAGATGAAGATAACAGATTTGTTATGAGCAATCAATTAGGTATTAAAATTTACGATAATAAAAAAAGTTTAACTGATCAATTTGGTAAAGATTTTTTTGTTGCTAAAATTGTTCAAGAATCTCGATGCTCTCAGCCTAACGAAATTCATGGTTATAGCTGTAGTACTACACCCCACAATGCTATGTTTGATATAAAAAGAAAACTTCCTTTGTTTACAAAAAGTGAAGATTCAAAAAGTTTATACTGTGCCGGTTACTATGTTATTCGATTCGACAAGGGATGGGTAAAAAGTTTTTGTCCTAAATTAATCACTCTTCAAAGATACGAATACCAAGGACCTTTTAAAACAGAAATTGAAATGAAACAGGTATTATCAAATGTCTCTAAATAATATTCCAGCCAATTTAGCGTCTGTTGAAAAATTACTACAACGAGTAAATTCAGCAGAAAAGTCTAATCAAAAAGAAATTAGAATAACCATACAAGAAGCTAGAGAATTAACTAACGAACTTGCACTAATAACAGCTAAATTAGGTAAAACTATTCAAGAAATACATCAAATTTTGTCTGAAGTACGCGAATCCACTACTAAGATAGACGTAAAATTTGACGGCGGGTCTTTCTAAAAGATATAAATATATACGTGCTTAATTATTAGGACACGTATAGAAAAATGAGTAGACCAAAACCTCGAGTAATACTCGAGTATGCAAACAAAGAAAATTTTAAGGTAGAACAAATTCTAGATAGTGAAGCTATCTGGGCGGTATTCTACAAAGGCAAACCTTTTAATCTGAAAAGTGGCAGTCTCGTTTCTAGTTATCCTGGACCGAAGTATAAAAAGGTAAGTTTTTCAAATCCTGGTCATGCATACAATTTAGCAAAGAAGTTGAATAGAATTTTTAAAACCGCAGACTTTTCAGTTTATAAACTTACCGACGGCGAAGAACTGAAATAATATGGATCGAAAGGATACCTATACACAGGTATTTTTAAAAGCAGGCGGTGAATCATACGACGATTCGACCGTAAAAAAATTTAGATCGATATGGTGGCAGAACAATCGAGAAAAGAACAGTGGCGGATTAAGAATCACAGAAAACTGTATTGATTTTATAGAAAATCAAGCTAAAATAAAAACCTACAAAATCGACTTTCCTAAAGATCTAATCATAGGACCCCAAGTCCTAATTTGGTTAGATCAATTTATAGAATCTCCTTTTTATTTAGAAAAAAAATTTATCAAAGTTCTAACAGAAAAAGCAGCATTTGAACTATACCTGTTTTCAGGCGATGTTAAAAAAATGGGCAGTTCAAAAGCTCTTGCCAAACGATTCAACCAAGAATTAACTCCACAATAATTAGATATTATAAATATTTCACAATGTTAGATCTAAACCCATTAGACGTTTTGAATCAAAGATTTTTAAAATTTATCCCTCCTCATTTTGCTAAAATGAGATTATCCAAAATTGATTTTCAAATCAACGAAATCAAAGATTGGATAGATGTAAAATGTAAGAATCGATATTCAATTTCAAAATTACCACAGATTGACGAAAATGGTAAGTTGAATGTAAGTGTGTTTGTTGGGTTCGAAGATCACAAAGAATTAACATTTTTTATGCTCGGATGCCCATTTATAAGGAGAAACCAATGACCGAAGAAATTAAAGAACAACAACCGGCCCCTGAAACTGCACAGCAGCAGGCTAACGGACAGCAGGTTACAGATCTAAATCTAAATGATCTTGCTGCTTTGAAAAGTATTATCGACGTTGCTTCATCGAGAGGTGCCTTTAAGGCAGCTGAGATGGAACCGGTTGGTAAAATCTATAACAAACTATCAACATTTTTAGATTCAGTTACTAAAAAGGATTAAAAATGAAAACCACAAAACACGTTGGTAAAATTAAAAACACAGGCAATAAATGCCTAGTTGTTTTTAGAACATTACCCGGAGAATCAAATATGGCATTGGTAGTAGAAACAGCTACACTGCCAGATTCTTATCATAATGCACTTATTGATTTAGTCGATGGTGATCAATCTCAAGATGCATTTGAATTCGGAGAAATGTTATTTGTCAGACCGTTTCCGGACGGACGTCCTATGTTACGAGGATTGCAAGCTGATGGACGTCTTAAAAAGGTTGCAACGGATAACGTTGTTATGACACCTACGCCAAACAGCGAGATCAGTTTAGCTCAACTAAATGTACTAATATCTGAACAGAAAAATTGCACTATAGACGAGCTTTGCACATTTGTTAAAGGTGGTCCAAATGACCCAGGATTAGTTGATTCTAGAAAAATCAATAAAGAAACTCCGGTCAAGGAAACTACTCAAAAAGCTCAAGCAGCTGACAATCAAGTTTTAACAGATGCTGATATTGCTAGATCCTATCGTAGTCAAGCCGATGCTATGTATAAAGAGGCAGCTCGTCTTAGGAAACAGGCAGACGAATTAGATCCGCCTAAAAAGAAAACATCTAAGACTGTAGATGCCGAAGAGACTGTTTAAACCACCCAGCCATCTTGTAAAAGAATGGCCAGAGGTATTCGAAGATTTATATATGAATACGATGCCTGTGGCCTATCTTGAAGTCATAAGATTAGAATTCAAGAACGGAAGAATCTGGGAAATCGATATTAAAGAGCAGTTGTCTGAATCGCATAGTCAATTGGTCGCAGATAAACTAGTAGATACCTTTCAAGAATATCAAGAAGAAATTTCTAAAATTGATTTTAAAATCGATGTTGAAAAACTGAAAAAAGATGTTGAAAAAGAAACTAAGAAATTTTTCTAGTATTACCGTAGTGAATAACTTGTAAATCAGGATGGGTGAATGAGCGCCAAGGGTCAACAACAATTGACCCTTTTTCTATTTTACAATACAAATTTTGATCTTCTTTGTTATAAGTCACTCTCTTATTATGTGCCAGCAGAACAACTCCATAACAGCCCTTTATATTATCACCGGTTAGAGGATCAATGTAAGTAGGTTTATAACCTAACTCTTCACAGTAATGTCCTATTAATAGACTATAACTTCCGTCACAGTACGGAACATTAGGTTTATAAGATTTACCGTGAATAAAAATTTCTAAGGAGTGTTCTTTTGCCAACTCGACTAAAAAAGTTGCTAAGTTTTTAGATTGTACTTCTCTAGCATTCATTATAGAATCAAATAAGTCATACCCAAGATTTAAATTTGTCGCTAGATATCTTAAGGCAATATTATCTCTAGGATGACAAGAACCACCGTCTCCCATACCGGCTTTCATGTATTGAGGTCCCATAATTCTCATGTTGCTTTTAGCTAGTGCATCTGTAACAACATCTACATCAATGTTACCTTGCTTCATAGCAACATCTTGTATCATATTAACAAGACCTATTTTAGCAGAAATAAAAGTGTTATAAAAAACCTTTATACACTCACACTCATCCCAAGTACCAATTACATATCTAGGATTATTTTCCATTATAGTTTTATAAAAATCTACTAGTTGCTTGGCATCTCCAGTTTCTTTGCCGTCCTCTGTCCCTATCATGACCATTTCAGGATTTACCATATCCCAGGCGACACTTCCCATCGCAATTAGATAAGGGTTGTAAATAAATCTTGTATTAGTAACGTACGAAATAAGATTTTTTCTAACAGTTCCGGGCAACACTGTGCTTATCAGTACTAGTAATTGATTATTGTTCATATGATAATTTGCTTCGCGGAGTACATCCTTTACTATATCATATTGAAAATCTTTTGGTTCTAAATGAGCAGTTGGTGCTCGACCGTCATAGTTACTATCGTGGGGAGTCGGTACAGCGATAAAAACTATATCTCGGTCTTCGACACAGTCCTGAATCGATAAAGCAATCTTTATATGCTGGCTTTCAACCTTTATTAAGTCATAGCCAATTACATCGTGACCTTTTTTTGCTATCGCTTCGGCACAGGGCAAACCTAATTTGCCTATTCCAATAAATCCAATCTTCATTTCTATCCTTATAACATAATTTGTTTAATTTCTGTAAGATTATCTAAAGGTGTTATTTTTCCAATTAAATATGTAGGAGGTCTACTTAAAAATGGGCAAACATAAACTGTTAGATGAGGTAGGGCTTTTTTAAGAAATTGACTGCTTGTTGATCTACCGTGATGTGTGCATACTGGATAATGAAACCCTGCATATACAACATTCTTAATATCATTATCAGTGAGATACTTTATCAATTCATTTAGATCAACGATCTCGGCATCGGGTACCAGCGACAACAACTCGTGTCTGTCTGCAATAAAATTTGACAATATAATCTTAAACCCAGATTCCTTTAATCCAATTAATCTTTCATTTAAATACTCAATAAATTTATTATTGATCTCAAATTCGGAATAATAGTCGTGAGAATATTTTGGGTTTGCGATATCCATAACTACTATTGCAGATTGATTACTGTTGATCATACACACTACTTATCATGGAAATAGAAATTAAATTAAACGATCTGAAAACTAAATTTCCAATTTTGGAAAATGCGTTTACACAAGAGTTCGCAGAAAAATTTCTCACTGTGGAAAGTTGGCACGGAGAAACGGTAGAGTGGCCTCACAGACCGTATAATCCCAATCAAAGCCTTATAAAAATACATTGGGAAAAAATGGTTGAAGCATATTATCAGTTATTGAAAACTGTAGGTGCAGAAGATCAAATTAATCCTCCGAAAAATTTTGATAATACTAATTTTTATTTGAATAAATTACACAGAGTTTTTACAACAGCACTAGAAAAAAAGACTGTATTTGATAAAAAAATCGAGACTTCTGAAAAAATTTTAGGATTAATCAATCAAATTAATGATAGTTGTCATATGATAGAACCGGAAGTTATGAACGAAACATTAAAGAATTATCTTCCAAAAAAGATAAGTGCTTACGAACTTCACCCTAATCCACAAAACAAATCTAATCTCATCGTTTGCACAGATCATCTAGATCTAATAACTCAAGATGCTGACATATTTGCAGTAAAACATATCACTGGTAAAGATTTTATGACTGCATATTTTAATGAAGATACTGCTAACTCGTGGGATGTAAACAATGCGTGGATAACGTATCCTAGTTTTTTATTTGATCTTGATCATGATATAAGAAATTTTTGGAAATCTAAAGACTTCAACGACTGGTTGCAAAGGTATAACTATGGCGGTCCTATAGGTTATATTCCCATAGCTAAACTAGACGAAGATGTAAAAATTAATTTAAGAAAGATGTTGAGCGAATCTTCAACCGAATTTCAATTACAACTGTTCAACTAATGCTTTTCCAAAATTTCTTCTTCTTCTGTAGTAGATATTTTCTAAAAACGTTTTCTTGGTCATTTGCTTGTTCTCAGGAAAATCAAACCTATAATCTGTATTCTTAAATAATTCAGTGTCGTTATTTAGATAGTCTAATACGTTTAAACGAAATTGTTTAGTAAAAGGATATTGATTTATCTTATCAAACGTAACGATATATGATTTTTGGAACTCGATTAAGTCTTCTATCATATCATTATCAATATCTAACTGCTGTAAATATTCAGCAATATCAGAAAATATTTGATCATATAGCTGTTCTGTATTAACTTTTAAAATAGTTCTATGAATTAAATTCCATCCGTGTATTTCTATACCGCCAATTTTAGGATGATCTATTTTTCCTTCTGTCATCCATTTGCTATAATAAAATTTTATAATTTCTTGTTCCTGTGAGAACCATTCTTTATTTTGTAAAAAAATAAGAAAATTGTCATAAAAATCTTTGTAGGAAATATTCTTTGATTTATACAGTATACGACTAATAAAATTAGTATATCCGTTAATATGAAATGTATTCAGGAACCACGAAAATATTTGTGCGTCTAACATTTCTAAAAAAGACATATGTTTAGTAGAAACTACAACGTCAACGCCTTCTTTTATTATGTCTTCTTCGTAACTACCCGACATATAGTCGTACACTGTCTGAGACTTTAATTCATATAATTTTTTTTGTAATAAATTCATTTCAGCATTGACAAAAAGTTGAGCCTGAAAAATATTGATACCTGTGTGTGCTCCCGAATCAAATAGCTGCCAAAAATTTTCTTTCCAAGAACTTAAAGTTTCGCCGGGCAGGCCGAGAATTAATTCAGTATATGTAGGAACTGTTTTTAATTCACATAATCTTAATATTTCTTTAATTCTGTGCTGTTCTAAGTTTTTTCTTTTAATGTTTTCCAACACATCAAGATTCATACTCTGTACACTGACAGTTAACCCTTGATTAAATTTTTCTGACGAGATTAATTTTTTTACTATATTAATCACTTCATCTTTTTGATTTTTAGCCCAGGTCACACTAAATGTGTAAGGGTATCCATATGTATCTTGTACTTCTAATAACTTATCTGCTATTTGGTTATCTCTTTCTACAAAAATTCCAAAGTTAGCATCTGTTACAGTTACAAAACCACACTTGTTCTTTCCGATCCATTCAAGTTCTTGAAAAACTCTTTCAAGTTCAAACTTTTTAACTTTACTATAAGTCAAAGATCCCCAGTCGCAAAAAGTACAGGCATAAGGACACCCCCTATTAGTTTCTAATGTGGCATTCCATTCTACTGTAGGATTGTCTGCTATAATCTTATCAAATACTCCTTCTATATACGGGCTAGGAATTTCATTTAAATCATCTATTCTTAGCGGTACACCTGTATCAATTAATTGTCCATTATCGTTAATAAGCAACCCTGGAATCGAAACTTTATCTTTTAATTCTATTATTTTTTCTAATAACGCCTTGAATGATTTTTCTCCTTCGTTTTTTATAACATAATCCATAAACGGATAATTTACGAATATGTTCTTGTCCTCTATTGGAATCTCAGGGCCGCCAAAAATTAAAATAATATTAGGATTTATTTTTTTTAATAGTTTTGCTAATTCAAAACTATAATTCTTGTTCCACACATACACGCTGAATGCAACAATAAAATCATTTTTAAGAAGTTCTGCTACTTTTTCAACAGAATCTCTTTTAAAAATAATTTCGTTAATTTGGTAATTATTTTTTATTTCATTAAATTTATTTGCATAGGCCCAGATAACACCTACAGTATAAGGAAGATAGTAAGCATTTACTTCTATCGGACCTTGTCTAAAATTAGGCTGAACCAAACTAATAAATTTCATAAAAAACTTTCTAATTGCTCTCGAATAATTTTAATTGTTGTTTGTTTTAAAAATAATTTTTGATTGTGATCGCATTTTTCTAAGGTCAATGAATCAATTATAAAATTTCTAGAAGCATTTTCTATAATTATACGTAACTTGTCTTTGATGTTTTCACAAGAATCGTATTCTTCATTAAATTTATTATCAAAAGTTTCATAACCTAATTTTTTAAGATAATTTAGAGTAAATGTATTTCCAAAAATTAAAAATGGATGTCCCATTAGTATCGGTTTATAAGTTTTTTCTGACACACATAAAATATTCGACCCAACATGAGTTTCACTAACTAAACTATACTGTGTGTCAGTATAAAAATTTATAGGTGATGCTTGATTACTCTTATAATTGTCGCCATAAATTTCCTGTCTTTTTATCACAGTTCGTTGAAAGCTTTCGTATTCGCTACTGTCATAATTATAAAGTTCATCAAATTCTTTTTTAGATAATATAGTATCTCTTGAATCTTCCCATAAATTACTTACCAATGCATCTTCAACGAGATTGTTCTTACATAGATAAAAAAATAAAGACTGTTTATTAGGTCTCATTACGTTATTAAGATTTAAAAATTTTTTCTTATTATCATTTTTTTTATAAAGTTCAAAACTTTCTAAAAAATTTTCTCCACTGAAACGCAAATGGCGACTTTTATGAATTAATTCAAAAATGCCTAATCCTATCAGTTTGATATCAGATAAAAAATCTATTTTTTTATTTTCGTGATTTTCGTTAACACGTATGTCTCCGGAAATATAATAAACTTTATAAGGTAATATATTTTTACTTTTTAAAAATTCAATTAGATTTAACCAAGGTCGACGATAATAAAAATATGTGTTAGGTTCGGGTGCCTGATACAACAATAAAAAAACTTTGTCGTTGTCCTTGATATTATTCCAAATTTCCAAAGGTAATTTATTAAGGTCGGTATAAGAGGTAGGAGAATTTAAGTTAAACAGATAGTAACTGACATCAGTTGAACTTGGAGTTGTTAATTTTGAATATTCTATTTTACAAGTATCTAATAACCATTCTAATGTCCATTCATTAGATCTATCGCTGCGTGAGAAGGTAATTTCTTTTTCATTGAATACACTATAATCAAATCGTGAATCAGGATATAATAAATTAATCATAAAAACAATTTTCAAAAATCTTATTTGCTAAATCATCGTGAGATTCTTTAGGAAGATGTCCGAATCCGCAGTGCGACATTTCCTTTGTTTTATCTAGATAACAATCTTCTAGCAAAAATTTATCTTCTAATTTTTTCCATACATCATTCACATAAAAACTTATTTGATCTATCGAATATGCTTTATGTTTAGGATTAATTCCGTGCACCACTGGTTGAAATTTTAAATTGATAGGTAAATCGTTTAAAGCTAACAATGTCTTATTGTAGTTCCATATCATATACGAATCGTTGAAAATGTTTTCAACACACCAGTTTCGAATATCTCTGGTAGGCCAATGCCATTCTAAAAATAATTTTGTTTTTATATTACCAGTTTCATCAAAAACAAAAGTTCTATCTGGTTTAGTTAGTCCTAGAATTACTAAATCATTATTTGTAATGTTTCCATTATGATAATCTTTAATGATCCGAAACAGATGTTCGTCTATTCCTGTACCGCCTTTGCTTCTGTTTTCAAAATTTTTATTTAATTTAGATGCTAATTGGCCTCCCCAGGAAGCCCGATGATATAAATTAATATTCTGTTTGACTATGTCTTTAACAATATGTTTTCCATGATAAGAGTTATTCCATTCAACATATGATTTAAACTGTTTTTTCCATTCATTACATTTTTCAAATGTCATATCAAACACTTCATGATCAATTATTTCTTGACCTTCTGTCCAACTACATCCGTAAAATACAATACGGTCAAATGAATCTTTTTTTATTTTTTGCATTTTTTATTTCACAAAAATCTTATCTATCTGACTTTTCTGACCGCAGGTCATTGCACAATACGCTAATTTTCCTTCTTGTACTGTTTTCTTTTTCCAACTTTCTGTATAGACATTGTCAAGATGTCCACCGTTTATAATTTCTTTTAATGATCGTTTGTTTAGATCAAATAGATCTTTACCTTCTTGATTGATTGCGTATCTTAGTTGAGTATCCTCATACAAGTCGATCGTACTATCTACTCTTGTGCCTACATAACAACACGGAAAGACAACGCCATGACAACTAACATATATTTCTGTTTGTTTTTCTAATAAATTAGAACAATTACTTTTGCAATTTATTTCGTGATCATTGTATTCTAAAACATAATTACTCCACTCTGGTATTTCCTCATGAGAAAATTTTTCTAATTTGTCTTTTACACCAGGATGAATTTTAGTTTTTTTAATTTCTTCAAGATATCCTATATCTATTTTTTGTGGTATAATTTTTTGAATCGGTTTGAACTCGTTAGTGTTTATCAATGACTCATCTGTGGGGGGTTGCAAAGTATAAACCAAGTCTCCATTTTTATCGTACACTCCTCTATCTTTATAACCGCCTTTACTGTCCTCAAAACCTAAAGCTCTCTTCACTAAAAAATTTTTAAAGTTTAATGATTTAGACAAATTTCTTGCTTCTTCAATTTGATGTTCGTTATGTTTAAAGGTCAAGTAATCCCAATATGCTTGAGCACCTGTTGAAGTATATGCTTTGACATTTTCCATTAACACTGACCATTTGACATTTCTTCTGTACAAATGGTTTGTATCTTCAAGACCGTCTATGCTAAAAGTAACTCTACCATTATTTTTTAATAAATTACCTAATTCTTCCCAAAATTCTGGTTTTCTTAATCCGCCATTGGAATGAAATATCAACATTGTTTCCGGACTAGAAGATCTTATATATTTTACAATTTCTATTAGATCCTTGGCCATCATCGGATCACCGTGTGTTCCGCAAAATAGTATTCTCTTTAAATCTTGCAAAACATCAACAGGAAAATATTTCATAAACTTTTCTAAAGTTATCTGATCTAATTTTAAATCAGGTCTTACTATATCTGTCGAATCGACAAATCTAGGACAAAAGGGACAGGCAGCATTACAATAATTTGTAAGCTCTAAATGCATCAAAGATACTCTGTTATTTTTCCATTGATATGTCATATCCGTTTTCCTTAACAATCTTATAAAATTCGTTGAAAGTTTCTTTAAAATTTTGTTTTCTATAGTCATCGTGCCACGCCGTTGTTCTTAAAAATTCGTTCCAATATTTTACATCGCAATCAGAATTATTCATAAACTCTAATACACCATTCACAAAATAATATCCAGAAAGAGAAGGATTCACTGACCGTAAAATTTTTTCGGTGATGATCTTTTTAATATCAGTGGGAATATTTACAATGCAAAGATGAGTAGGGCCATGAACTAGATTAAGATATAAATTTTTTGTGTAATTATCAAAAAATTTCATAATCTCGTCAATGTAATAAACATTTAAAGTACTTACTGTACAACAAATTGAACAATGAAACCTATCGTCTTTTTTAGAAATTTCTAAAACTTTTAAAAAGTTTTGTAGAACAGTATTCCAATCTGCAGGATACCTAATGTATGTTAACTGATCATTGATTCCATCTATACTAAAATCAATATACACTTTTTTAAATTTGTTAAGGACTTCGAATTTTTTATCGTCCCATAAAGTTCCGTTCGTGTTATAATGAACTGTGATATTTTTTGCAAATCCTTTATCAATGGCAAATTCCATTATTTCCCATTGTTTCTTAACTAAGAAAGGTTCGCCACCATAAAAATCAATATGATCTACATTGTGTAAATTGTTTTGAAACTCTTTCCAAAATAGGCTATCATCATCAAATGAATGATTATGTTCTAATATAAAAGTTTTATATTTCTCGTCAGAGCCTTTAAAATATCCGGCAGCTTTCCATTCGTCGTTCCAGAAACTACTGTTAAAAGGGCCGCAAGTTCTACATTTAATATTACAGGTAGTACCCATACTAATATCAAATAATCGTGGACCATCTTGATCAATTTCTAACAAATGATTATATGTTTTATTGTCACGCAACCTTTTGCTGATTTTTCCGGCTGCTTCTTCTTTCCAACAATATTGACAGGCCGTATTTTTAATTCCGTTTTTTAAATCATCTCTGATTTTTTTAGAATCTTCGCTGTTAACTATACCTTGAAAAGAATCTGTACGGACATTTAATTTCTTTTCCTGGTTTTTAAAATGACCTTTCTGCATACAACAATGACTGCAACTACCGTCATTATTGATTCTTAAACCATATAAAGCATTTACACATTTAGTCATAATATTTTTTTAGTTCGGGGAAAAAATTTAAGATATTTTGATCTCTACGATCATCTGATTTTTTAGTATACTCTACAAATTGTTTCCATAACATATCATTTGAATCTTCTTGAAGATTCGATATTAATTGCTCAAACTTCTTAGGATATAAACTAAACCATTTAGAAGTTTTAATTTTTTCTATTGCTGCTTCCTTTATTTCTTTAGGCAATACTTTAGGTTGTAAATATTCAGGACCTATCAATAATTGAGTATATACATTAGAAATCAATACCCAATCTTTGGTTGACATTTCATCAAAAAATTCGGTGGCGAAAAAAGCATTATAGGCCATGAATGTACAATTCACAGTTATTTCTTTATTGTTACCCATAAACTGACATATCTTAGTAAGATTATTATCAACTGTATCTGTTTTAAATCCAGATCTAATATATTCTCCCATATAACCTAGACCGTCAACTGATACACTAAAGGTGACTTTTTTAAATTTTTTCCACAGGTCAAAAATTTCGTATTTTCCATACTTAACAACACTACCGTTACTTTGATAATAAAGCTCAGCATCGACTTGATTTTCAATGCACCATTCTAGAAATTCATAATGCTGTTGTTGAACCAATGGCTCACCGCCTGCAAAATAGATATATTTTATTGATTTTAAATACTGAGAATTAACCTGACAAAAATTTTTAATATTATCAATACTTACAAAATTGTCAGTTGGTTTGATTCTCCAGCCTAGTAAATCAGCATCCTCGTACCACTTGGTGCTGTATAAAGGACCGCACATTCTACATTTATAATTACAGACATTGCTAAATCGTATATCAAAATACAAAACATTTATTTCTGATAATGATCCGTCTTCTTTGGTGTTGTCAACTACATTTTTTAGTTGTGGTTCTAAGAGTTCTAAATATCTGTAGTTGCTGTGTTTTCTATGAGAATGGCTTCCGTATTTTTCTAATTTATAACAATACTCGCATACTGATGACGGTATATCATTTAACATATTCTGTCTCAGTTTATTCATCGATTCCGAATTATAAATTTCTTCGAACGAACCATCAGTAACCATCGGAAAAGGTTTTTTGTCATTCGCAACACAGCAAGGTAATAATTTACCTTTTGGATTAATATATAAATGCATCCAGGGTAAGATGCAAAAATAGGGCTTATCTTGATAATTCATACAATTGCTTACAGTTATTTAAAAATTCTATGTACTCCGGGAATGTGTTGTTGAAATTTAAATTACTTCTCTTATCGTATTCTGTGAAGAATTTATAAAAATCAATTCGACCATTTTTGATTAACTCTTCTGTGATTTTTTGACCGCCTTCGTAAAAATAATCTCTTACCCTTTTTAATTTTTCATATTCGTGTTCACTGAACTTATTAAAATTATGCACATTGGGTATGTGTTCTCTTATGAATTTCAAATCATCGTCAATGAACTTTCCAAACTCTTTTGGTAAAATGTTTATCATCCAGTGTGGGGGTTCTTTCAGATATGGTGTGTCAAAATGTATTCTATTTTGTCCTTTATTAAATTTTTTCCTTAATTCTAATATTTTTTCTAATAGGGGACGAAAATATGCTACAGATAAAACATTATATGTAATCATAAAAGATACTTGAAAATTAGGATTAGTATTCAAATATGTTTCTAAATTCTTTTCCCAAAGTTCGACATCTAAACCTCGGCGCATATATTCTGCTTGCGAACCCCAGGCGTCAATTGAAGTATATAAAAAGAACGATTTGACTTTATTTGTAGTCAGCAAATTATTCATAGTTTCACTCATTCTTTTAATCTTTTCGTTGCTGACTCCGAGATTGCTGTTCATATTAAGTTCTAAGTCTGGACAAGGGTCCTTATCTATCATATCTAACAATTTCCAGGTATTAGAATTCATTAGAGGTTCCCCTCCAGTGATTCGAAATACTCTTAAATCATTTTTAAGATTTGGCCACCATTCCCAGAAAGCATTGACATACGGGTTAGGTTCGTCATCAGAATAGACTTTCATTTGATCTAGAAATTCAATTCCGTATTGATTGTAACTTATATCATAATTTCCGTGTTTTTTAATCTCGTCGATCCATAAACTGCTAGCTTGAGGGCAACAGTAACCGCATTTAAAATTACAACCGTTACCAAAACTAACTTCTAAAAACATAGGATTAACATTTGTATCCCAAGGAATAGATTTAATATATGCTGTTTCTTTTTGGGCATCTAACCACTTACTTGCGCTATGAAACATTCTGTCACTGTAATGTTCTCCAGGAAGATCTTCTATGTTCCAACAGTAATAACATTCATCTGGTCGGCCTCCCTCGAGCATAGTTTTACGCTGTTCTTTTTTCCACTTAGTGTTATGTAATGCACTAACATCAATTTTTATTTCTTCAAGTGGAATCTTCTGCGGTCTCGGATGATAACAACTATGGTTATCACCCATATGAAGATACAGAGTTTCGTTCCTCCATTTCATTAAACAGAATCCCGGTCCCACCGAATTTAGTGTATCCCTGGTTTTTCTAACCCTATCCATATAACTATTAGACACTGTTAATTCCTTTGCATTCGTTATAAAATTTTTCTAATTCTGGAAATGTTTCTAAAAAATCTGTATTTCTACGTTCATCGTGTTGACTAAAGAACATATAAAAATTTTCCATTGCTAAATTTTTATTAAATCCTGTATCCGACTTTATCCAGTCAATTAATCTTTGGACTTTGCTGATTTCAAAATCACTGAATCCTTTAAATTCATTCCATCTAGTTTCCGGATTATTTTTCATAAACTCTATTGTACGTTCTAACTCTGTAACCAATTCAGGAATCAATTTAGGATTTAAAAAATCAGGATCTATAAGTTGAGGGACATCGAACCACACTAATTGACGATTAGTGTTGTATTGTTTTCTTAAATTTAAAATATTTTCAATATAATTATAAAAACCTGTATAGCTCAAAGCATTAAAAGTAATTATAAATGTAAGACTGTGCTTATCTGCATTTTGTAAATAATCGCATACATTTTTATAAAGTAGATCAAAATTCATTCCATTACGTATGTATTCGGCCTGTTTTCCCCAACTGTCTAAACTACAGAACAACATAAAATGATCAATGGCATCGGCGTCAGTAATTTCTTTAAGGCTACTCATAAATTTCGACCACTGATTACCCGGAGGGCAACAGTTACTGGTAATACTTAGATGTAAATCTTTTTTAGGATTATTTTTTACGTAATCAAACATTCTAAAAGTATTTTTATCCATCAACGGCTCGCCACCGGTCATCCGAAATGTTTGTAGAGTAGGATAAATTTTAGGTAACCACTCCCAAAAAGCCAAAAGGTAAGGATTATCAGGACCATTATTGATAGGCATTTCATTTTCAATCCATCTTATATCGTTATGGATTCTATCAGATAATTTATAAGGGCCGTGCTTTTTAACTTCGTCAAACCATGCAGTACTTAAATGAGCACTGCAATAACTACATTTAAAATTACAGGCCTGATTAAAATTTACCTCAACATATCTAGGATTTGCATTTCCTTCTGCGCTGACAATTAGTGCTTCATCGATGAGGCCGGGTTCCCAAACATCTTTACTTCTATATGCTCGATCACTGAGTTGAGAGCCGCTGTCTTCTATTTGCCAACAAAATTCGCATTCTTTAGGTCTAGTGCCACTTAACATTAATTGTCGTTGGCCTTTTTTATATTTTGTATTATGTAATGCACTTACATCAATTTTAATCTCTTCAAGAGGAATAGCGTGACTTCTAGGATGATAACAACTGTGAGTGCGTCCTGTAGGAATATGTATACTAACATTAAACCATTTGGCTAAACAAAAACTATTACTAATTTTGTTCAATTCTTGATGTACATATTCTGCATCAAGAAGATACCTTGATTGATATTTTCCATCAATCTTTCTTAATTCATTGCCTTTAATATTTCTATTATATTCCATACTGCTGCCTGAGCCAATCAAAGTCGTTAATTTTTGCAAGCATCAAAGGATTATTTTTGTGCTCTTCACCAAACTTTTTTCCTTCTAATGCTCCCTTTATAGCATACTCACCAAACTTTTTATCTTTTCCTTTAGTACACCATGTTTCTAAACGATTTGCAGTTTCTTCTTCGAATTGTCTATCGATAGTTCGACTTGCTAATTTTACACATTCTCTAAAAGCAGATTTCCATGTATTAAACGGATCGGTATTAAAAGCAGTGATATTAGAAATAGCTTCCATAGCTTTAAATTCACTGCTAATTGATGTAGTCATATCTGGTTTCGTTACATCCATATTTTTTGTAAGGTCTCGAGGCAGTAATTTTACTCCACCATATCCATAGACTAAATCATTGATAGGATTTTTACTACGCCAAACGTGAACTATGTCTTTTTCCCATCTAGAAACTCTAAAGTCAAAATTAAAATCTTCCTCTATGACTGCATCGCCGTCAACAACCCAAAACATAAAAGTTGTAGCCGATTCGGCAGCTTTGATATGTGCTTGATGGATTCCTTTTACTCCATGAATCCGTTTAACATTAGGGAATTTTTTTATTAACTTTTTATAATTCTCTTCGGCATTTGGCTCATCGTAACTTATAAACACAATATCATAGTCTGAACTTTTTGTAGCTACGATATCATATTCTTTTTTATCTACTGCATATCTTAAATTGAACTCTCTCTTAGATAAAGGTTTGTATTTGCTACACAGAATCAGTCCGTTAATATAAGAAAGAGTATTATTACAAGAGTTTTTAAAAATATGGTTTTCTTTTCGATCATAGACATTGTGATGACTAAAATATAAATCTAACACACTGTCATTAATGACTTCGATTTCTGGCCATTTTAACCAAAAAATATCGTCTCGAATTGTTTGATACTCTTCAAATGTAGACGGACTATAAATTTTATATCTTCTAGGAAGACTGGCAACAATGTCTATTTCTTTTTTATTGTTAAAAAATCTATAATCAAATTCTCTTTGAGAAATATTCTCTGATTTAGGAAATAAACAGATGCCATCATGATGTTCTCCATTTTTAAAAACGTGAACATATTTGTCGTCCCATTTGGTAGCTTTATATTCTAATAAATCAACAGCATTGCCGATTTCTAAATCGTCCCATATGACCCAGAACATTTTTGTAAATGCTCGAGATCGAATGCTATCATAAGTCTCAATGTTAGACAGTCGTTGTGCAATAGGATATTTGGATTTAATTTTTTTCCAATTATCCTCAAAACCTTCGTCTCGAGAAACGTAAAAAATATCATACATTTGCAGGGACAGGCATTCTAAAATAAGTGTCATTCAGATTCATAGTTTCATTATATAAATCTAATGTATATTTGCTTTGATCAGGATCTAAATAAGGCCAATGCAAACCTAATTGCACTTTAATCTTATCTCCAAGATCCTTTGTAGCTTCTATCAATCCGTTAAAATCTGTTTCATAACGTTTTACGTTTTCATTGTAAATATTACGTAAAATTTCAAAATCTCGAACATCTACATAATTCCAATCAGTACAATTAGTCATCCAGGTTCCTAGTCTAGATCCCATAACAGCGAACAAACCATTATCTTCATGGGCACCAACCGTTGACCACATACGAAGCCTATGAATATTATGCCACCATATTCTCTCTTGTATTTCCTGCGGAGGAACTTTTACGCCGTCTAGAAGGGTCATTTTAACTCCTTCTCGGAAACCAGCTCTCCAGGCCTGAAAAGGACTACCTGTTATTATACTATCACTAAAACTCAAAGGAAAATTTTTATATCCGTCTTCCCAACAAAAATCAACCTGTCCTCGATCACTGTCACTGTTTTCATGTGTGCGCATATTGAGAACAAAATCTTTCTTCCAAATTTTTAATCCGCCGTTACCGTAACGAAGTCCATTAATCACGTTGCGGCCGCACCAGCCGTAGACTTGTACCTTAGGATCTTTCATATCAAGATCAATATTAAAAAATCTAGTATCTACAATATTGTCTGCATCAACAGTAACGAACCATTCGGTTTCTGATTTTTCGGCTGCTGCTTTATGTGCGTGATCGCTGCCTTTAACTCCGTGAACCCTTTTAGCCCAGGGCACTTTATTGCACAAGTCTGCATAATGCAAATCTGCATTAGGTTCATCGTAGCTAAGAAAAATTACATCAAATTCAATAACTTTCATTTAATTTCCAAAGTGTAATTAGAAAACAATCGTCTAGTAAAAATACTAAATTTACTTCGCAATTTAAGTTTAAATTTCTGAGGATAGGCCGATAATTCATCTATAGAAAACTTGATCATCTCTTTTAAATTATTAGGATCATTATATCCTGTAATCAAAAATATCATTTCTTTTTCACCCGGCCACGACATTTCTTTTATAGAGGGATTTATTTTAAAAATAAGCTCTTCTTCTTTTCTATTATAAATTATTTGAACATCTGGTCTAGATATTTTCGACCATTTTTTTTCAATCACTCTATGTAGAACATTATCAATTTTACTTAAAACAAAATCTTGATTTGAGTGTTCTACAATTTTAAATGGCGGTTGACTAATATCTACTCTAACCGACGTTAGTGGTTTAATTCCGGTCAACAGATCGACAGCTAAATCAGAATCAACTGCTAGACAACTTTTTTCTTCTATATTATTATGACTAGGAAAAACTTCTGTGACTCTTCCGGAATCTCTGTCAAATCGAACATAGTATTTTATTACAGGTATATCAATTTTTAAATCAAAATAATCTTCGATTATTATTTCTTCGACCATAAAATATCCTCTAATAAACTCACATACTCGTTAGTGATTAAATCTTTTTCAACATAATGAATTATGTTTGTTTGTTGGAAATTACCAATTTTTAAATTTCCTTGATCGTTTAAATAAAACCCTACATGATCTGTAACTTTATCAGACGAGAACGACCAATCTTGTATTCTAGGTTTTAAATGTGTTACACAAGGAAAACTTAAATCGTAACTAATATCATCTGAAATATCTAATATTTTTGCACTCAAGGCAAACGCTTCATCAGTTCCTAAAACTTTTGGTACGTGTTTACTTAAAAATAGATTTGAAAATTCAACAGGATTCTCAATAATGAATCTTCCTAAAGAAAAGAATTCTTTTGATAATTGAGAATCTTTCTTAAAAAAAGTGTAAAAGCTATACAAATTCGGAAGGTCGTTCTTTTCGAAAGTTTTTCTATAAAAATTGTCTGTGACAATGTCATTTCTAAAAGTATAACTCTTATTTGTTATAAAGAGTTCTGTGTTGTTATCAACAAAATAATCTATCCAATGACTATAATCTCTCATGAACAGCATATCGGCATCTAAACATACTGTATAATCAAAAGGAGTTAATTCGTCCATCCAAGATCTTCCGTCCCAACCCTTCTTTTGATTCCATTCAATGATATTATCAAAGACCCAAGGAGAACTAAGAGTATCAACTTTTGACTTATCATCTATAACTAATGCTACTTGGTCGTATCCTTCTTTCTGAGTATTTTTAATACTCATAGCCAAGCAATAGGCCATTCTAAGATAATCTATATTTTCGTTAGAAGCGAATATTAAATAACCAAATTTCATATTAATTCCATTAGGACGTCTTTATTTCTAATAATACTTTGCTTGTTCATCACATGAATATCAGTGTTTATAATTTTCGCAGCCTTGTAATTTCCGTCATCATTAGGATTCATTAAAATTATCATCTTACCATTTTTATCAATTTCCAATATAACATCTTTATCAAGGGTAGACGTTAAACAGGGAAGATTATAAATATTTTCAACTTCGTATCCACTGAGTATATGTTTAGCTATACTGAATGCAATATCATTTCTAAATTGTAATGGGTTGAATCTAAAAAGATCAGCAAAATAAACGTAATTTACTTTTATAAATTCTACTAGTTTAAAGAAAAATTCGCTTTCTTTATTTTTTTTAAACATCACTGTAGTTGCCCATAATAAGGGAATACTCGATTCCGAAATTCTCTTATCTAAATATCCCGGACGATCATCTAAAATATCATTAATATAACTTCCGATCATAACATTAGATTCAACATTCCAATACTCGTTCAATCTATCAGTGAAAATTAAAAAATCACTGTCTATTAATAAAGTATTATCATACGGCGATAATGAATAAGCATCACATCTATTGGAATTTATAAAAGGAACCGTTTGATGATAAAATCCATCGTGCAATTTTCTTTTATTTTCTGTATACGGATATTCGACTTCTATAATATTTTCAAAAACATCGCTTAACTTTTTTTCCATCCCAGAAGAGTTCAACCACGCCAATGTGCCAGTGTCTGTTACTAAGGACACTGGTACTCCGAGATTTTTCTTAGCTAACCCCCCAGATATAATTGCTAACAATCCATAATCTATAAAAGGGCTATTATGTGCAAAAACTATTACTCCTTTTTTCATAGTTCTAACAGTTTTTCTAATGACCTTGTCTTTTTTACTTTTTCGTATTCTTTATAATACTCTAAAGTAGAAGTAAAATATCTATCTAATATTTCGTTTTTAAATTCTTCTAAATCATTAATTAAAATAGGATTGTCATTCGAGTCTAATAAAGGTACATCGTTTTTCCGACCATTGTTAATAAGCATATCAACAAAAGTGATCAGCGACATATCAATTTTAAATATACCACCGGCATGGCCGTAGGTCAGGCGGGCTTCGTTTTTTTCTTTTAAAATTTTTCTTTGAATTGAAAAAGTATGCCTAAAATTGGAAAAATCTAAGGCTTTTCGAAGACGTTCATCCATTTATATCCCCTTAATTAAAGTAGCATATTATTTAGTGCTACTTAAATTAGGGATATGAGATTATGAACCAGAGATTGCAGTATTACTATATGTAGGCAATGTAATTGTCCATACTGGCTGAACTGCAGGAGGTGTTACTACAGGTAATAAATTAATTCCAGATGTGCTACCGGCATAAGTTTGGGTAACTGTTAAATTCAATGTTCCATCTACCACGTCAGCTGGTGGATTGGTTAGTGCTGGGTTTCCAGCATTTGTATCAGGATCTGTATATCCGTCGGTCCAAGTAATTGTAAAAATAATAGATGTTGCCGTAAACGTAGAAGTACCCACTGCCCCACTTCCTAATCTAGCTCGTAATCTCCACGTATTCGAAGCATAAGGAGCCGAAGATGTAATCGAATACCAAATTTGATCAGTCGTTGTGAGATTATAAAAATTAACACCTTGGTTTCCGCTACTGATTGAACCTAGCCCCTGTGTACCTGCCGAGGTTAAAGTCGAAGACCATATGTTGTTTTGAGAAGTTGAAGCACCGCCTGTTCTGCTACTATTAAAATTGATTCGGCCGCCGCTATTGAAGAAGTAACGCATTGCATTTACACTAGCAAAAGTAGCTGTAACGTTACAAGAAACACTAGAGCTCCAGCTAGTAGTTCTCGTAATAGGCATAACAAGATCTGTACCTACGTTATCTTTAACTGCTACTGTACTAAAGTACCCTGTTCCTAGATTAAATTTATTAGTAATAGCTGTAGAAGTTAATGTATCGTATTGTGTTATTGGATGGGTGGCTCCATATCTTACAACATCGCCAACGTTAACTGTGGTAATAGTAGGAGTTGTTCCATCTTGGTGTAGTCTAGCATTTAATATGTCATTTTTTAAATTTTCAAACTGTGCTCTAGTAATCGTTTGTCCTTCTGACACAGCCGAACTCATTAATTGTTGTCCATAGCCAAATGTATAATCAGTCACTCCGGTGGTAGGATTTGTTGTACCTGTTCCCATAACAGCTATGATTTTATTTCTAATAGCGTTATAGTCCGCTGCTGATATTTGTGATCCGACTGATGCCATTTTTATTCTTCCTTATATTACGATACATTCAACAAGTTTTTGCTGTACTTCATCATTGGTTTCTAAAGCTATAGCAAACACATCGGCATGAGAGTGAAATGCAGCTTTTTGTGCAGTTCCATTATCAACTGCAATCAATCGATCGCCTTTTTTAACTGCTCCAACAACTTTAACAGGAACTCTTCCTTTAAGTGCTACCGCTACACCACCAGATAAATTGTTATTCATAAGATATGCAGGAAACTCTGAAACAACACCTATCGCTCTGTCTCCAAATTTTGATGCTGTAATTTCTTTTTCGCCGCCTACAGATACAACTGTTCCCACTTCATAATCTTGATCTGGTAGATATTTTTCTGCTAAATCGCCATATTCTGCTGCTGTTGCAGTTCCTCTGAACTTAACAGCATATATATCTCCGGACGAGTCTCTAGCAGCTATAGTACTGGCTGTAGCCGTAGTTTTGGCTGAACGATAATTTGGATCTGTATCGGAGGCAGCATCATTAATTTTTAATCTGTCGGTCTTATCAGATGTTCCTACAAATTGATTAGCTAGAATGTTACCCGAAGATGTTCTAATTGGAATCGTACTATTAGAAACGGACTCTGAAGCAGAAATACCACCCAATGTAGATGCCGAAGACGCTGTACCTGTAACACTACCTGTAACGTTTCCTGTTAGATTTCCGGTAAAACTACCGGTATAAACTTTTGTTGTTGCATTATAAGCTACTGAATTATCGCTAGCTAGTACGTTTCCTTTGTGTACACCTGTGGTATTTCCTGTTACATTTCCTACTAATGAACCATTGAAGGTATTAGCAGTTACTTGTAACCAAGCACTACCAGAAGTTCCTAAATTAAATGTTGAATCTGTAGGAGGAAATACTCCTGTAGAAGAAATTCTCAAAACATCGGTGTTAGTAGATGTTTTAATTCTAAAGGTAATATTATCGCCTAGTTGATTTTCTAATAAAACATTGTTACCATCTTCAACCCATATTCTAAGATCATTCTGATCGCCAATTGTCAATCCCGAATCAGCTACTGATAATCCCGTAGAAAACGTTGCTGCTCCGGATCTAACAAAATCCGATGCAGAAAAACCTCCCAACTTAACTGCATTAGCAGCAGTACCCCAAAAATAATGATCGGTACTTGTTACACCCGTAGTTCCATTAGTGTTTACAAGAGTGATACCTTTCTTAATATCTTGGAAACCGGTAATTGAGTTGGATGTGTTAAGTCTAAAAGAATCTGCACTCAAAATCGCAACAACTTCGCCTTCAGAAACTAATTTTAAAATAGAATGATTGTTATTAACATCATCTTTTACTGTATCCTGAACTGCCGCAGATTCGCCCGTGGTAGGACTGGCTATGGGACCAATTAATATGTATTCTGTTCCGTTCCAGGTATAAAGCTGTTCTGCACTTGTGTCAAACCACATATCTCCTGGTTGTAATCCTGGAGGGGGTTCAACTCCAATCTCTGCACCACTAGCAGTTCTGAATCTAGTACCGTCAAAAAACTTAAGCTTTTTACTACCAGTATCAAACCAAATTTGACCTGTAATTCTTTTTGGAGGAGCTGTCGTATTGGCAAAATTCTCTAGCAAGTGAAGAAAATTTTCATTTTGCACTTCGCCATAACCAGCATAATTTTTACCAACAAATCTTAGATCTGTGGTTGTATCAATAGTACCATCGTCAACAGATACTAAAAAAGTGCCGTTAAATTTATCAACTTGATATGCCATCTATAAACTCCATTATTCAGTATTTATGCGTTAAACTATTCTTATAATTTAGAAACAACAACCTCTATAATTCCTTCTGTACCGTCAAAATCTTCAAGGGCTTTTCCTACAATAGTTCCAATTTTTGGATCCATAGATGGTCTAGCATATCCGTTACCGCCACTGGTTAGTAAATCACCTTTGCGTATTTTTCCCCTAACTTTACACGGAACCCTGCCCTCTAGTGCCAGGGCCGTGACATATTTTCCCTTACATTCAGAATTCATTAGATATGCAGGATTAGTTGAAACTATTCCAGCTACTGCTCTAGTTTCATCTTCTGCTAGCGTAACTTCAAACTCGCCGCCAAATGCCAATACAGTTCCTGGTTCATACAAGTTATCTGCTACATAATTTTCAGCTAAATCTGCATATTCAGCCGATGTTGCTCTACCTCGAAATTTGTTAGATCCTACATCTATGTCTTTATTTGAAACCCACTTATCACCAGTTGCTCTATAATAAAACTCAGCGAATGATCCGTCTATCAATAATCCGGACTGATCTGCTGCTGCTGAGCTAGGAGAACCTGAAGCTAAAGTTAATGTTTTATCCGCTACATTTACGACAGTTGAATTAACTGATAATGTTGTACCTTGAATAGTAAGATTACCTGTTATAATAACGTCTGCATTAGCAGTAATTGTAGTTCCACCTACTGTAGGATATAAAGAACTTACCCTAGATACACTACCTTGATATTCTGTGGCATAAACCGTATTCCACTTAAAATCTGGCAAGCCAAGATTTATAGCACCACTTTTAGTTTTAGTAAATGCAGGATTATTATCTCCGCCCAATATAACTGCTTGAGCCGAGCTCACGAAAGAAATAGCAGGATTATTCTGACTCTTTGGAGAATCGTTTATTTCTAAACTCAAGCTACCATTAGCTACTGTAGACTCGATGGTTGGATTATTACTGTCTAGGTATAATTTTAGTTGTTGACCGCTACCAATTTTTACCCCAAATTCTCCCACATTTAAATCGGCCAAAGTTCCTATAGAAGTTAAACTCGATTGTGTAACATTTGAAGGTATTGTATTTCCTGTTAATGTATTAGCGGAAGCAGGAACTGTGATATTCGCACTACCGTCAAAAGAAACGCCGTTAATTGTGACTGGGGTAGCCAATCTAGATGCAGTTCTAGCATTACCTGTTAAAGTGTTTCCGACGAATGTATTCGCCTCTATTACATCAAATCTACTGGTTCCCGAAATAGATGTAACATTACCTGTGACATCTCCTATTAAATCAGCAGTAACAGTGCCCGCACTGAAATTTCCGGAACTGTCTCTAACCACTACCTTTCCTATTACATTCGTTGACGATGCATCTACTGACCATGTGGTAGCGGAACTGCCGTCAAAATTGTTCCCTATAAGATACGTTCCTCGAGAAAGAGTATTAGTAGTTGAAGATTTTATGTTAATACTCTGTGTACCGTTAAAAGGAATTCCATTAATGTTTACATAATTTTCTAACCTAGTGGCGCTGGTAGAATTACCTAATACGCTTCCGTTTAAATTTGTTCCGGATTTTAAATTTATTCCCCTAACCAGCGATGTGTATCCTACTAAATTTTCCGAAGTATTAATCGTAAAAGAATCGCTGGTGTAAATTGCTATAGGCTCATCGTTACTATAAAGAAGAGCTGCTGGGTGTTGTACTCCGTTTACATCTGATATGGGTCTACTAACTAATTTTGTTATGCCAAAATTTTCTATAGCATCCGGTCCTATAAGATTCCACTCTGTACCGTCTGACACATACAGTTGATTAGTATCGTTTTTAAACCACAAAGCTCCCGGAATGGGATTTGTTGAAGCTGCATCTATAGCTGTGTTAGGTGCCGTGTTAGAAACAGCGGCTCCTCCTGCCGGAGCCCATCCGGTTCCGCTATACACATTAAGAGTTTTTGTTGAAGTATTATACCAGGTTTGACCAGCAAGAGGTTTTGACGGAGCTGTAGAATTTGCAAAATTTTCTAATAGGAAAACAAAATTTTCATTTTGTATTTCTCCGTAGCCGACATAATTTCTACCAACAAGGCCTAAACTTGTTGATTCGTTCTTTGTACCATCTTCTAGTATGGTAAGTCTATCACCATTAAATTTGTTAATTACATAGGCCATTTAACGCTCCGTTATACAAATGTTTCACTAATATATTTCCATCCAACGCTCGGCTGTATCTGAAATGTTTTGACTGTTCTTGGAGAAACTTGAATTGTTTGGGCAGGTACTGTCACTGAGCTAAAGGAAACAGCTGATAGTCCGGGCGATGTTCCAGGAGAGCCGCTAGGCGGAGTCAAAAAGTTCGTGAATGATACTGATTTTGAAGATTCTACATCTGCTGTAGTATTAGCATTTGTCAGTGAGGTACATAATATTCGTGCTACTGTACCAACTTCATATTCATCGATTGGTGCTAACGTAGCTAAAATACCTTCTATAGCTGTATTTGTTAGACCGTCCGAAGTATCTATACTAAAAACTAAAGCTCTAGTTCTGACAAAATTTAAAACATATTGTTTGTTAGTTGCTTCTGTTAGTTCTGTAGAAGATAATAATATCTTCGACTCGCCAGTTTGACTAGGAGAAGCCTGCGATGTTGTAGCTACTCCCCTTAATAACGGAAATCCTACATTAGTCTGCGTTCCATATGTCGATCCTGTAACCTGTCTTAATTGAACATTTCCGGTACCATTAGGAGTGATCTGGATATCAGAATTAACAGCAACAGCCGATAATCTATTTTGTTCTAATCTTAATACTGGGGATCCTGCAGAAGGACCAATTTGAACGAATATCTGAGGACCAAAACTTGTTACTCCGGGAATACTGGTAATTCCAGGTCCTAAGCTACTACCATCAATAACTGTAGTTCCATTAATTTTAAATGCCTTACCTGCTTCTAAATTTATATGTTCGGAACTATTCCAGGCGTCGTCTGCCAGGGCCATTCTTGTTCCTGAGACTGCTTTATTTCCATTGCTCCATTGAAATATATGGTCTTTCAAGACCCAGGTATTATATGTAGGGCTAGCTACGTCTTCGTCAAAATATGCTCCTTTTAAAACGACACCACCTTCGTCTGCATATTCGTCTCTATTAAGACTACTATCCCCTGTTTGGGCCAAGACAATTAATTTATCTTCGACATTTAATTCTGTGGTCTTAACAATAGTTACATCGCCGTCATTTACTGTAAGTGTTCCATTTACTGTTATGTTACCTGCTATAGATACAGATCCGCCGATATTAATCTGGCTAGAGATGTAACTGTTATCGTCATACAATCCAATAGTTCTTGTAATAGGATTGATTATTATTGCGTCCTCAGATTCTAGATCTTTCTTAACTGATACCTTAAATATTTTATTGTTAGAAATATTTGCTAACTGGACATTTGAATTCTCTACTACTAACTGAAATTGATCATCGTTACCTACAAGTAAATTATCTCGAACACTGAGATTTCCTTCAATTGAACCGCTGGTATCACTTCTAACATATGATGATGCTGGCTGATTGCCTAATCGATCAGAATTAGTTGCAGTCACTGAAAATTTTATTCCTGCAGCAGTAGCTTGATTAAATCCTGGTATAATTTCTGTTCTGCCAAATCCAGATATATCTGCTTTAGGCGTAAAGGTATCTTTTGAAAAAATACCGAGCAATACAGCATTTACATATAAAAGAGTAACAATTCTAGTTTGATTTCTATCATCTAAAACATTAACTACCTTCAACCCACTCAAACCCTGACTTTGTGAATAATCAGGACCTAACAAAATAGGACTGGTACCATCATAAAAATAAAGTTGTTTGTCAGTGCTATTAAAAAATAAATCACCAATCGCTATATCTGTAGGAAGAGATTCGGCAATAGTAGCACTAGAAACTGGTTGGAAAGACGAACCATTGTAAACTTTTAACTTAGATTCAGAAGTATCGAACCATATTTGACCCCGAATAGCATTTGTTGGGATCGCCGATCCGGCAAAATTTTCTAACAGTTTTACAAAATTTTCATTTAATGCATCACCAAATCCGCTGTAATTTTTTCCAATAAGAGTAAGGTCAGTAGTAACATTATCTAGCTGTCCATCAGCTAAAGTAGTTAGAATAGTCCCGTCAGTTTTATTAATTGTATAAGCCATTTTTTTTACCTTAGAATTCTGTTGGTCCTGATCTTATAATAAAATTCAATGTTAAAAACGGATTCATCGTGGAAAACGCAGTTGACAAAGTTTCACTTGTTTTGATACTTCCACTAGTAGGAAGATATTGTGTCTGCGACGGTGTTGTACCACCTCTTCCAGAGAAAGAACCAATATCGGTTGGAACAGCACTATCGGCCCGTGATGAATAATATTGTTCACCTGTTGATCCAATCATATCGTGTTCGTGATCAGGTAGATTAGCTACTGTGAGAATTTGGTCGGAAGAGCCGCCTGTTCCGCCAACTGTTTGAGCTTCAACACCCTCAACTCGTCCTGCAGGCCCTGAAACTTTGCCCGCGATCTGTCCAGTCGCTGGGGGAGCTGCTTGAACTAAGCCAGCTATCACACCGTCATCTTTGTTGTCCATATCGTCTCTACCAAGAGGAAATCTTCCTCTTAGATCGGGAAGTTTAAAAGTTTCAAATCCTATGGTTGGAGTTCCGTAAGCATTTCCAATTACATTATATAAAGTTCTATATTTTGATATTTCAACTTCTCTACCATCGCACAACAAATATCCGCTGGGAACAGTATCACCTGCAAAAGGAATAACACCTCCAATTGGTATTACAGCATCTTGTAAAAATTCTTGTTTGCTAACCTTAAATAGACCAGTCGATCCGCCGGGGATTGATGCCGATGATCTAAATATTAATAAGTCGTCGTTTTTGTCCGAAGGGAATCTTTCGAGAGGAGCTCTTGTCTGTCCGCTAATAATTTCACTGGTTAACGAAGTTTCAAGAGTGATAGATCCTTCTGTTCCAGTAAATGTTTCTACTGTAGAAGTTACTGCACCTGTGGTTTTAAACAGTGTAGGAAATTTTAAATTGGTGGCAGTGGTAGCGTTTCCTGTGATATTTCCTGTAAGTATTCCGAACAAGTTTTGTGCATATAGATTTTTTGTATATACTGCATTATATCGCAATTCGCTGCTTTGCCCAAGATTGTAAGTATCAGTTGCTGATGGTCTTACATTACTAGTTGTAGCTGTACCAGTTACATTTAGTGTTGTTCCGATTAAAACATTTTTCGAAACAGCGATTCCACCAGCTGTTCTAAAAGTTCCATTGTTAAAATTTGTACTTTCTGTAGTTGAAGTAAGAATTATAGAACCGTCTAATTTAAAATTGCCGCTGACATCTAATGCTTCATCTGGAACATTTTTATTAATAGCTATCTTATTATCAATTACTCTAAGTACTGTGACTGGTCTGTTATCTTGATTTGTTTGTATGTCAATACTACTACCAGCCGATGAATTGTAAATTTTTCCAGCACCGGATGAGACACTTAAACTAAATGTACTGTCAACTCCTAAAGTTAATCCTTGATTGTTCTTAATGTTAAAACCTTGTTCTGTTGTATTAAGAACATCAGATCTCAAAAATCTTGTAGCAGGAATCTCAGATCCTGATACATTTAAAGAATCAGAATTTAATGCTGCTCCGTAAAATTTAGGAGAAAATCCGCCAACGCCTAAATCGTTGACTGAAGATATGTTTACGCCGGATTTAATAGTTGTAAAACCAGTAATAGCTATTTTAGGTGTAAAACTATCTTTAGAAACAATTATGACTGGCTCGTCTTCGACATAAAAAGTAACGATTACTTTATTTTGGTTAGTACTATCAACTATTTGCTCAACCAACGGTCCGCTTCTGAGCCCGGTAGAAAAATTTGGTCCTACAAGAATCCAACGTTCGCCGCTGAAAATATAAAGTTGTTGATTATTAGTATCAACCCATAATTCTCCTGCTTCAGCTAATTCAAGACTAGGTTCATTGTTGTCTACTCTAATATTACTTGCTGCTTTCCAATTTGTTCCGTCGTATATTTCTAAACTTTTATTATTGGTATTAAAATATAGTTGTCCTTCTACAGGGCCTTGGGGTCTGCTTGCACTTGCAAAATTTTCTAAAAGATGTAAAAAATTTTCTGCAATATTCTGACCATATCCTGTAGTATTCCTACCTGGAAATATTAAACTTGTTTCTGTGTTATTAGTGCTGTCGTTAACGGTAATGGGTAATTTTGCACTGTCAGTAAAATTTACATTATATGGCATCTTTATACCTCATTAAAACCGGTTAAACTTTGTATTCTGATTGTATAGTCAATCTGTAATAATCTGTTTAAGCTTTTCTGTACGGGATGGAATACCACGTGTGTTAGCAATTTTCCCGAACCAGAAGGATCATATGATTTCAACCCTAGTTCGTCAAATACGAAATCTCCAGATAATGTCTGACTGTTATCAAATGCTTCTTGACCGTCGGGTTCGCCGTAATCTAGTAGACAAGTTATGATAACATCTGAATATGTGGCTCCGCTGATGTGTCTGACTTCCATCTTATTTCGAATAGGATCTGTGTTAGCAGTGGCATTTTGATCTACTATTTTACTATAGGTTTGGTTATATAACCCGGTATTAGTACCTATAGTGTTCGGAGTCAAGTACGAAATAAGTCCGGTAGGATCTACAGTTGTGCCGCCTGAGCCAAACACCATTTGATAAATCCAACCTTTACCCTGATTACTAATACTGTTGACCATAGCTACACTCATATTTTCATAATGAATAGCGTTTCTTTTATCAATGAATATTTCTTTACTTTCCGGATCCCAAATTTTAATATGCCCCTCGTAATGAAATCCACCGACTTCATTGGGCTTTTTTTCAGGAATTTGGATGTTTTCTGGCGTTGGCTGCTGTTCCATATTGTTCTCTTCTAAATCCATAGTGTATTTATTCGGGCAACTCCGTAGTCTTTTGCGACAAGAATACTGCAATCGGAGTATTGTTATCCAATAAACTTAAGCCCGATGTTGCCGTTGTTTCTCCTCTTTCGTACCAAGATCTACCAGTTCGACGAACTATAGTTATTCTAGTTCCAGCTTTTACCGGTTCGGAAAGTCTTACGTAATTTGAATCTCCGTCAACGCTAAATTCTGCTTGTAATGTAGTATCTGCTAACGGGCTAGATGGTCCTAATTCTTCTTTATAAATCGTGATATGATCTTTTCTTAGTCTAACACCGCCAACAAATACTTCTATTTGATCACAAGGTCCATATTCAGAAGGTATATCTGTTCTATACCAAGAATTTCTAGTTGATTTGTTAGGCACATAAGGTAACGGACCTACCAACAACGTACTACCGTCGCTAATGAAATTATTTTTATCTTGTTCTTCAACGTAAGGAATGTTCTCAGAAGATCCTAAATTAACTATATGACTTCCTTGCTCATGCACCGTTGCTATTGCTGTGCCGAAACTTCCTCTTCTCAATTGAGACAATGTGTTTCCACTTAATACTAAGTATTCGATCTTTTCTCCATTGATTTCAATAATTCCTGGAATATTTCTAGAAGTTATAGGAATTGAAAGATTGGATGCATCAGTTACCTTAATAACTTGATCATAATAATTTAAATCTTGAGCTAATTTTACATTTCTATCAATAGAATAACGTTTATAATGATAAACATTTAACATATCTTTGAATATTTGATATGCAGATGATTTTTTGTAAATCCTATTACCAAATTGGAAGATTTTAATTTTATCCGATGATGTAGTTTCATCATTGAGATATAATACAGATCTCGGAAGAGACACAGAATAATCTTTGTTTCCTGTTAAACGTATACCATTTTTGTATACCCAAACATAACTTGAATTTATAGGAGTAGATGACAATCTATAAATTGATTTTCCTCCTGTGTATTCGTCACTAACGATATCGAAAGTTGGGTATTCGCTGAACCAAGTTACAGTTATCAAATCTCCAGCTGTTAAATCTACCAAATCGTTTATTAATATATCATTGCTGACAATATTGTATTGGCTTCTTACATCGTTTTCAACTTTTATAATATCTCCTACTTGGAGATACGTAGTAGAAACTGTTACTATACTAGTAGTTCCATTATAAGTCCATACGACTAAGAATGATTGCTCAACATTATTAACAAAAACTTTAATGTTATTTGAAGTAATAGTTCCTGAAACTTCAATTGGATCTATTCCTAATGCTACTGTATTATTTGTACCATCGTATACCTGAACTACGGCATCGACGCCTTGTAAATGTGCATTGTTAACTTCTACTAACATGGCAGACTTTGAACTGTTTCTAGTTAAATTAACAAATTTATCTAAATCGTATTTTCTAGTACTTCCGTCATATATAAAAGTCTGTTGATTGGATCTGATAATAGACTGCTGGGTACTGTCTGTATCTAACGATGCTCCCAGAACAACAATTTTTACTACTTGATTTCGTTCTGGTTGGGTGCTAAACTCAATTAGAGTTTTTCCTGTAGTTTCCGTCACTGTCGAACTTTCAACAAAACCTATGTCTACTTCTATTCCGTCTACAGTGACTAACACTGATTGGGTATCTGAGTAATTTGCCTTTGTTAGGAAATGAGAAGTCTCACCGTCTGTTACAAATTCGGTATAATCTAATATCGATACTCCGCCAACTCCTATCGAAATTATTTCTATCAATGATCCCGCAACAGGAGTATCAACAAATTCTACTTGATTAGTTGAATAATTTATTGTGTATATTAAATTACTTCCTTCAATAAATTCTTGTTTTATTTTATCGATATACACAACAAGAGATTTACCTTCTAGAATATGTAAACCTATATCGTAATTCTTTTGTATACCGTCAGCAAAGTATAATCTTAAATTAACAGGAGATCCTCCCGAAAAAGTTGAGTTAAAAACTTTAATACTTAAACTTTCTAATACTTGTCCAGGTATATTTTCTTCTGGAGCTGGTACTTGATCGGGACTTATTAATTTTCCGCCATCAATCGAAATATCTTGAGCTAACGTTCCTTGTGCGGTAGTGTAAGATCCTGCAACAGCGTTAGGTCCTATTAGATTATTACTCCAAGTACCTGCAAAAGATCCTCCGCTGAGTTCAGTGTCTAAAAGATTAGGATCTTTAATAGAAACAGTTCCGTCGCTTTCAAAATTTCTAAAAATTAATGTATCACCAGGGAAAGTTTGAACTCCGTATTCATCAAAAACTACTGTTCTGTTTTCTCCATCGCCGACAAACGTAGGCATTAATGCATTTTCTGGTGCGGTTGTTCTGCCGTTAGGCATAACTGTACTACCGTCGTACATTCCAAAATAAGGATCATCGATTCTTATAACTGGAGGCTCAGCAACAGCTTCGTCGTAAACCACAACAGGATTACCGTTTGCATCCAAAGTTTCTATAGTTCTTAGTTCTTTAGATCCAGCACGTTTCAAATAGATCGACACTCGCTGATTAGCCGCAGGAGCTTTTGGTAATAAAACTGTTATAGTACTACCGTCGTCTGCGCTAGAAACTACATAATGGTAATCATTATTTGATTCAACACTATCCCAGGCATCAGTAAACCAAGGCAACGCATCCCAGCCGCCGCTAACATCAAAAGTTGTGCCTTGAATTTGAATACCGCCGTAGTCGATACCAGTCATTAATTGACTCACTACTTTGCCTTTCATTCCCTCGACAGGATTATAATAAGAATTTATTCTATCAACGCTATCGTAAATTTCGTTAAATTTCTCATAGGCAACAGTTATTAAGTCTCCCTGCTCGAGTTGAATTAAAAACTTTATTTTTGCCTTAGTTAAGGAATATGTGTCAACTGTTGAAGTATAGTAGATAATTTCATATTCATTGTTGAAAACAATCTGTTCATTTCGTGTGACTGAAATCTTACTTCTATCTTTGCTAGGCGCATATTTTAAGTCAAATACAGCGGACGATGCACTAGCTGTAAATGATTGTGAAAAATTAAATTCCGATAAAGTTCCAGTTTTGCTTATTCTATCAAATTTTAATTTGACGTCGAAAGTTCGAATCGGTGACTCTCCTAAAATTGCCACTGCCTTAGCTACGTTAGAATTGAATCCGTTTCCACCGACTAACGATACGGTAGGTGCTTTTGTATATCCTGTTCCTCCGGATATTAATTTAATAGATCTTAGTTTTTTATTAGTTATAAAAGCTATCGCTTCTGCACCCGAACCATCGCCTTCTATTAATACCGTTGGCGCAGAGGTGTATCCATCTCCGCTATTAGAAACTAAGATTTCTTTTATTTCAAATCCTAAATTATCTTTCCAATTTTTCCAAGGATACTGATCTGTTAGATCAAAAGAACTATTAATCGGTAAAATTTTTCCGCTGGCGCTAGAGTACGCTGGAGGTAAATCAAAATCACTGATTACAGAATTTGTTATTTCTAATCCTGTGTACCTACTCTTATATTGTCTTATTGTGGTTCGATAAGGTTTAACTTCTTCTACATAACTTCTGAAGCTGTCAAGATTATCATTCTTATAATTTATTTTCTGTTCTAAAGAGCCAACATTATGTGTTGCATTTAAGAAACTTGTTTTAAATGCCCAATCAATATATTCTTGTTCTGAGAAAGCATATCTTAAAGAAATTAAAAATAAATTATTCCATTCGTTTCTTAGATCTTCTATAAAAATATCTTGCTTAACTGCATTTAAGATATTTCTTAATTCTAATGACGGCAATAAATCATACTCACTGGTATCGTAAGAGCTAGTTGCATCAAAGCCTAGTATTTGAGAACTCTTACTATACAATTTTGTAGATAACTGAATCGTTCCGTTTTGTCGACCGACCAATTCATAGTTGTTGAGAACATCTCCAGCACCTTCTTTTACTTTATTAAGTAATGCCCAACCACCGGATCCAAATTCTTTAACTTTTAATAGATCTCCTTCTTGTATAGCTAATGAGCTTTCTTCATAGAGAGATCCTACTTCTTTACTGATCCTGGAAGTTTTAGAGTAGCCTGTCGCATACCAGTCAATCTTCAACCAATACTTTGTCGTATCAAAACCCTGCGACTTACTTCTGAAAAAATCTTTTCTCACAGTGTCATAAGAATAAACACTCCAGAAATCGTTAGCTGTTTCATCTACATTTACCAACACTGCATAACTTCTTACTTTAGCTATTGCTGAAGTATATTTTTTTCCTTTAGCGATTACGGTTACCGATGATACCCTTCCTTGGTTATCGATGATTAATTCGGCCTTGGCTCCTGATCCGTCACCTTCTATTTCTATAGGAGGAGGTATTTTGTAACCGAATCCAGGATCTACAATATCAATTGTATCAATTTCTGCATCAACTATATTCACAGTTAATACTGCCTGTTTGAGTCTAACAGTATTAATATTTTGTAAATCGATAAAATTATCTACTTCATCATCGAACTCATTTGAACTTTGTTCTGGTTTAGGATCGACTAAGTTTAAATTTTCGTAATTTAAAGTATCTGCAAAAGGTCTTAATAATAAATGCTCGTTTATTCTATCAATTAAAATACCTAATATTTTATTATTGTCTTCGAACATACCTTGTCTTGGTCTGAAAGATATTCCGTATCTTTGCTTTTCAGGTATTTTAGGATCTGGAACTGAGTTACCTGCTTGGTCGAAACCAACCAAGCTATCTATCCATTTAGTTTCAATGTCTTGGTTAGGAATACTACCTATTAAATTTTCAGACAATAACAAATATTCATTATGACTTAAATTATTTGATTTTTTGTTTTTCTTATACTGTATATTCAAATAAGCAGTATCATTTTCTAATAAAGAATTAAAATTGTAAGCCAAGAATTTATTAGAATCTAATAAAGCTATTATCGGTAAACCAGAAGAAGCAGGATTAATTATAAGCGATGCCACGTCCGAAGAAGGCAATCTTCTTCCTACAGTGTTTGTTGGTAATATTGCTTTATTTTTAACCCAGAAATAATATCTAGTTCCGGTTAATTGACCTGTGTTTACATTGTATATTTCTTTTACACTGTACACTGTATTATCTGAATATAATGGCTGTCCAGATATTCCTTCGGCCAGTCCCTCATTTGTATCAGCAAGTATGCTCCAATCCGAAGGCAACAGCGACGATTCTACCCATTCATAGATGTCAATGGATGACCCGAAAGCTAATCCGTTCCAGTTTCCAGATCTATAAACATCGTCGCCTTGTTCGTAATCTATCCATTTTACTGTAGATAGATTCCACCATAGCTTGCCTACATTTTTTTCAAACCAGGCAGTAGTTTCATCTACTACTTGTTCATCTGTTCCGTTAGTATAGACTGCAGGATCATATACAGTTTTGTAACTAATCTCTTGTTCAGCTATTCCTAAAATTTTCAACTTTGCATGATCTATTATATCAACATCGGCCAGCTTAAGATTAGTAACTTCGTCATAGACTTCTATCGAGGTAATTAAATCAATGTCTACTTTCTGTGTTTGCTGAGCCAACGTATTCCAGGAATTAACATTAGAATCTTTCTTGAATAATCTTGTTATTCCTATCGGATGTGAACTTAACGCCTGGGCCTCTGTTTCAAGAGGTGCTCTATAATTAGGAGATCCAGTGACTATGACTGAGCCAAAAGTATCGATGCTATATCCAAAAGATTCAGCATTTTGTAAATCAGCTTCTAATTTTTCTGCTAACAAATAGATATTAGATTTCTTTTCGAACACATACACCTGACCAGTATATCCTTGAGGTTCGCTGAAACTAGTAGCATTTCCATCAAAAGTTGTTCCTGCAGAAATGTCAAATCTCACAGGAATTTTATAAGGAGCGTTTTTTGCACCTACAACAATTTTCTCGGAGTTATAATCAACACTTACAGAAAAACCAAATTGTTCATTGTTATAAGATTCGTAGCTAGAAATTTTCTGTTCAAGATTGTATATAGGAGAATCTAAATCTGTAGTTGTAAACACATATACAGAACCTTGATTTTGCAAATTAGTATCTGCATCCGGACTAGAAACAACCAAAGTAGATCCAGTTTGATCTAGATCTAAACTAAATCCAAACTTGTCTCCAGAATAAATTCCTATATCTAATCCCGAATCTGTGTTATTATAACTATCTATATTTTCAGAAGTAACAACCTGTATTAAATTATAAACATCGTTGCTATCTTTTTTATAAATGTGAATTTTTCCAGAACTAACTGTGCTGAGATTTCCTACAGGTAGCCAGGGTGTCGAATCTGATAACGTCAATTCTGTTATCCCAGGAACAGGAATATCTCCTTTACTGACTATAGAAGAATCGACCGGTCCAGGGGTTGAAGTATCCATGAGCCTATAATAGTTGCCGTCATACTGTACTACATCCGATTCTGTGTATTCCTGAAACTGACTCCATACTCCCCTATAATTTACAAAAAACTGCCCGTCGCTGTTAGGAGAACCTACAACTAGAATACTGCCATCTTTGTTCATAGCTAGGCTAGATCCAAACAGATCTCCTGCTTTAACTAATTCTGCTATCTGATTTTTATCCAATAATCCTGCTGCTAAAGTAGATCCGTCGTCGCCAAGAGCTACATTTGTCGGTAGAGAGCATTGGGTGGAAATAGGATCTAGCTCAATCCAATCACTTAATCCTAGATAAAAAGAACTTCCGTCGTCGCTTAAATTTGTGTCAACAAGGGCCTTCCATAACTTATTATCCCACCATATAACACTTCCAGCAGGATAAAATCTTACAGCGGCAGATGTATCGAACGACCCGGTATACGGATTATAACCTCCGAATGGATTAAAAATTCCGCTGTAGTTTGAGTCTTCTAAATGTCTCCAACCTTTGGTTATTTTTTCTCTGTATACAATCGATAAAGTAGCTCCTGACCCGTATGAAGGTTCAACCGAAGTCGCTACTGGGGCTGTTCTAATTGTGGTAAATCTTCCTCTAACAATCGGTTCTACTGAGATTACTTCTCCTGCAGAGATTGCAGCAGAGAACGTGGCTATTTGACCTTCATAATTTACTGTTAGTACTGATGATCCAACGTTTACTTCTCTAAAGGTTAATCTTAAAACACATCCACCACTTAAGGTAGAGCCATCTGAACTAAATGTAGGTTCTGAAACAGCAATTAAAGGTGCGGTCGGTAATACATTCCAAAGCCCCCTATCAAGAGGAGTAACTGTCTTAATTGGAAATAATAAATCGTTTTCTCCCGGTACTGTTGTTTCAGTATCAACTGTGGCTGTAAATGTTGCTGTTTGTCCTAAATAATTTATAGTTAAAACCAGTCCTGCCGAATCTGTATTATAATTAGATCCAGAAGAAATTATTTCAACATCTGCTACTTCATATACTGAATATCCGGATCCTCCAGTAACAATCGAAGCACTATCAACTTCTTGTACTGTGTCGTTATCGTACAGATAAAGATAAACTCTACCTCTGCTTTCTAAAGCTCCGGGCGCAGAAACAGCTAGGTAATACTTGTCTCCGTTCTGTCCTACAGAGATTGCACTTCCAAATAATTCATCAGCAGAAGGTCTAGGACTTACTATTGATATAAATTCAACCCATCTATTAGATTCAAATTTATAAATTGTAACCATTCCTTGGTTATTGTATCCTGGTAATCTACCGGTTGAATTAGCCTCAACGATTGTTACAGGTTCCCAGTCAACGGAATAGATATCTATATAAGAAGAATCTACCGGTACTTCTCCATTTTTTATCTGTTCGATAGTTGGAGCAGACGGATTTCCTGGAACATCATTTACTGCCTTCCATAATTTACCGTTGTATATTACTATTTCGCTAGCGAAATAATCTGCTCGTGGATCAAATTCTCCCATAAACTTACTCTTAATGTAGCTAGCATTAGGAGAACCTACAATCAAAAATTGACCATCTGGGGTCGCTGCTACTGCCGATCCAAATACTCGAGATAACTGACTTCTAAATTCGCTAGGTGGGGGAATTACCTGATAAAGCTCTAAACCTCTACCTGTCTCTACATAAGAATAGAGATAGCCAGTACTAGGCATACTACTGATTATCTGTTTCAAACTGTTAATATACAGTACCGATGTACCGCTACCGACTGGTTCTTGAACACCGTATTCTATTAGATTTTTATATGAATACGATTTTTGTTTCTGAATTACTTCCCATCGATTATTTTGATCCGAATCGATCCATAGCTTAGTATCTTTTTTCAGCGCAGCGACTTCGGCAAGATCTAAGGTGTTGTAACTATCGATTCTAGCAGGGACTAACAAATTAATTGTTTGTATTGCGCTGTCGTCTATAGCGGGTGCATCGGCATCTTCTCGTTTCTCAACTATTATAGTTCTAGCCGTCGTCGATTTTACAAAGAAAAATCCTTCTAAATCGATTATATTCCTTAATCCTACTACATCATTTTCTTGTATCTCGTGGACTCTATTAAATCTTATTTCAACTTCAAGATCAATTAATTCTGTTACAGATTCAATAATAAGCAAGGGTTGATTCTCAAAACGTAAGACATTCCAGCTTTGATTATCGTAGGTAATCCATATATAATTATTTTCTTTAACAAGATTTATATCCAGATCTAAAATTTCTGTTTTATCTTTAACAATAAAATCAACTTGATCAGATCTAACATAACCCGAAATTCGAGAATTTAATTCGTAATATTTTGTAGGATTAATATTAGTGGTAAAAACTCCGTCAACAGATTTTATTATATCATTGGAATTTATTCTATACTTTTGATCTATTTTTACATCACTAATTTGTTCGTCGACTATTAGAATAGGCTGAGGATTTAGTTCAAAATTTATTTTATTAATTCTTATTTCGGTTTCTAACAACTCATTGATTCCGCCGAATCTTCCAGTTCTGATAGCCCACTCTTCATACAGCTCTATACTATCCTCGTCTGTTTTACTGAGCTTATCAAAAATTTTAGTTATAGAATTAGCTGTGCCTTTTTCTCTAATAAATCCTTGATACAACTGGAATTGTGTAATCTCGTCTTCTGATATATTTTGTAAATAATTTCTAGATTGGTAACCAATCGAATGACGACCTAATTCTCTTTGTGCTGTTCCTAGACCTTCTCCGTCAAGATTATAATAATCTTCAAATAGGTTAATCCTGTAATCAAAATTCGAAACCAACTGTTTCTGAGGTGTCGAATCTAATTTCGTCCACTTACTGTCATCAAACAGCTCAGAACCTCGTTGATTTTCTTTACTGGTCCAATTAAAAGATTTATAAGCAACAATATCGCCTAATCGATAATCGACAAAAGGTTGCCAAGATTCAATATTAACATTGTCAAATAGGAATCCGGGACTAGTGTAGTCGCCGTCCCAATCAATCGTTCGGAATCCTCTAGATTTTATTCTTTCTTGTCTATAGCCAGTTGGCTTGTCATAAATTACATCATTGAATACTGTTCGGTCAGAAAAAATAGTTACGTGTTCTTTAAGAACAAAATAAGCTTTTAAAAAATAAATTCCGTCAGTGGTATTATTTGTAGAAACAGTGATATTCTGAAAATCTCTCTTGATATCGATAAAAGAAGGTTGCAAGACTTTGCCGTCGGCTCGCAAAATTTGATAAGGATAGAAACTATCAAAAAGACTGTCTGCTACTCCTAAATCTAAATTTATATCAATCTTAGCAGCAGAAGGACTCAAACTTAAAATAGCACCTTCTTCCCAATTATGCTTTGTCCAGAACATAAACTCTTTGGAAGATGTAACCCAATCTTGTGCTGTTTTATTTTCTTTATCATATGCGTCAAAAACAAAACCGATGGATTTTAAGAATTCGCCGTAACCGAACAGAAAATCAACTACAGCCTGTATAGTAGGTAAAATTGTTCCGTAGGTAAGTGTTTTTTTGCGTAATCGATTAAAATTTCTTCTGTATAATGCTGTTATTGATCCTACTGTAGCAGGGCCGGCTATCTGTTTTAAATTCTCGTTACTAAAATCTAAGCCACTTCTAAAACTTTTTATCGATCGATAAAAATTGTTTTGATAACTTATGCAGACACCATTTCCATAAAATTTTTCTTGTTCCCATCGAAGAACATCTTCACTAACACCTCCTACTGATAACGTAGGATCGTTGTTAGAATTTAAAACTTCGTAATAGTTAAAATAAGGAAACTGATTATCGTAGCCTGTAATTTTCCAACCACGATTTACTTTTTCTACTAACACACCGCTATAAGATAGTGTGAAGATAGGAGTGCTTGTATTAAAAATAATTTCGTAATTTTCTTGAGGAATAAAAATACTGCTCGACGTCGAGCTAGGAGATTTACTATCTAACAAATATTTTTGTTGTGCCTTGTCAACGAATCCTGATAATCTTGTACTAAGGTTTACATCGATATTGTCAATTATTTCTTGAAGCGCAGAATCAGTTAATGCAAGGCTTCTTACGTAATCCATTAATATGGAAATAAGACCGTAGGCCTGATCTTCCCCTACTGTAGGCACAACAACGTTTTCTAATTTTACAAAAGTATCTGTGCTCGAGTGAACATATTGATCGATCTTATTTTTCTTAACTCTTGTAAAATCTAAAGAAGTGTTAATATATTCAAAAGGTCTTAGTAAGCACAGAGCCTTTACTACAGAAAACGGAAATTCGGAACTAGATCTCCAGGCATATTCGACCGGGCCTACGTCGCCAAGAACAAACGGTCCCTGATTATTGATTAAAGCAAAATTACTGGCCAAGGAAGAATCTAAGGGACTTAGTAAATTTCCGTTATTATCTACTGGTATCTGCTTGGTTAAACCTGGTCTTTTGTATCTATCGTATATTCCTTGTCTAGTGCCTTGTCTAATAACACCATTTTCTAAATCCTCCCACAACAGTAAATTACCGTTGGTATACGGGGCCGCTCCGTACTGGGATTCCCACCAGTCTGGTTGTTCTGTGAATCCTAGAAGTTCCCAAGGACATACATGAGGTCTATAAGAATCATAGAACCAATTGTAAACACCTCTCCAATAGCCCGGTAACGATTGTTTACCTTGCTTATCGGCCATGTTACTATAGGTATATGTAAAACTATTTTCTGAATCAAAGTAATTATTATTGGTATAATCAATATTAGTACCCGATACCCATTTTAGAAAATCTTGTATCAATAAAGGATCTAATTCATCTTTAGTGAAAACTCCGCCGCCATAGTAACTAGAAAAAGCTAAATCAATATCAAACAAAGAAGCATCGTATCGAACTTTTATATTATTATAAATTCTCAATTCAAGTTCTAAAATAACATCATCTCTATAATCGTTGTATGCTCGAGTGATGCTACCATCGTGACCCTGGATAACATATACTGGGTCAACATATGTGTTATCTAAAAATTTTCTTGGAAGATATTTTTTATAGAGTCCAAGACTTGTAGGCGTTGCAGGAACAAAATTATAACTTGTAGAATTATATTCTCTTATTTGTATTAAGTCGTTTTCTTGAAGATCTACTTTTATTGTAACAAAAGAAAAAGATTTATTAAAATAATAATCTTTCTCTACAACTTTTTGTTGACCATTTATGTACACATACACTGCCTTTCTACTAGCAGTTTCTAAATCAAAAGGTGTTGACAGTGTGTAGGTTTTTATACCAGGATCATCTACTGTATATCTAATTTCTGTATATGCGCCCGATCCTATCATATCCGATTCTACGAACGGACTATTTGACGTCTTAGTTCTACCCATATCAGAAATTATCTGATCTACGAATTCGGCAGGATCATCATTATAAACATTATCGGATATGAATTCAATAAATTTATTTTTAAATTCCGAATAAGATTGCTGACAATATTCTATAGATTTAATAAGATTAAGTTTTTTATCGCATAATAGTGCTATAGATAAAGGTGCGATTCCCGAGTGTTTAACAAATCTTCTTGCTTTGTTTTGAAAATCATTTAGATCTCTTAAATTATTTGCTCCGGGATAATCTCCAACTACTCTTTCATCTACTTCTATGGCTGTTGATAAATGATCAACTGCCTGCCCCAATGTAAATTTTTTAAGATCTTGATTTAACGGATTTTTTTCTAGACCTATAGGAATTTCATAGTATCCTTCTTCCGGAACTATATTACTGTATAATTTTAAACTTACAACATCATTTTGATTTAATGTGTCTACAAAAACAAATTTACCGTTATTAGAAATTCCAGAAGATGTGTTAACCTTATCTTTAGAAACTTTTTTTCCGTTTATATAAAAAATTATTTTGTAATTTTTGGTATCTAGATCAGACCAGTTTACTGTGTTAAAGGTAATGTTGTTTGAATTTTCTTCGACAACTTTACTATCAATAATTGGTTGTAAAATATCTTTATCAGTTTTTATCCAACAGTTATGATATTCTCCGGTTAAATTATTTCTTAAAAATCCGGTATTAATATTTTTTGTAAATTTTTCTCTTTGAATATAGTATGAGAAATTTTCCAGATCCCAATTGAAATCAAATTCTATATCTCCCACATTATTGATATTCAAATAAGAAATAGAAAATCCCAATTCTGTATCAGTTGGGCCGTTTCCTGCTGCATAACTTAAAATTTTCGATCCTGTGAAAGACGAAGTTTCGTAGACTGTTTGATCAGAAAGACTTTCTTCATTTTCATTGAAGATATCAAATAACGGAGCCTGCTGAACAGAAATTTTATCTTGACAACTCTTCCAAGCAGTTCCGTTATAAAAGAACATTTTTCCTTTATTTTCGGTACCGCGACTTACAAGAATCGATTCTCCGAAATTAGAAATCGTATCTTCGGTTTCTCTTAGACTAATTTGTTTTCTTCTTTGTCCTGTTAGTGGATCTGGGTGTTGAATAAATTCAACTTTATAAATTTTATTGTTAGCTAGAGAATCTTTGTCAGCAATGACTAAAATTCGAGCTCCTTCGAAAAGGTCTTCACCATCGATGTTGTAACCTTTGCTGCCTTCGATTTTTGAAAAAATATCATCAGTAAATGTATCAATGTAATCTACTGTTTGTTTTGCTATTTTACCATGATTAATTAATTGCAATCCTGCGTGAAACTCAATAATCGGTCTTTTAGCTCTAAATGTTTCCACTGAATCAAAATCAGATCCGTTAGCTTTGTGAGAATAGTCTAATACTGATCTGTGAAACCATCTGTTATATCTGCTCCACGGATTAAGGTCAGGACTAGATCGATTAATAGTAATATAATCTTTATCTCCTGGATATTCGCTGGCATCATCAAAAGGATCTGCATCAAATCCGGAATTATCAAAAAGAACTTCAGGAACTTTGGTCGACAATACCGGTACTATTAAATCAGTAAACTTTGTCAAAGTAATAGCTGACCCTACTCCCTCAACTAACCATGTGTCTCTTGAATATTTTTCAGGCACAACTTGTCCGATAAATTCAACAACCATGCCATTGGAAAATTCAATTCCGTTACTGCTTTTGTAGGTTTTTTTACCTATTATTTCTTTAGTAACATTAATTTTTGTTGCGGTATCTGCATTTGATATTATAAATCTTCCGAATCTGTTAGGGTGAACTGTGCTTTGATAGAACAAAACATCCGGAGCATTAAGGGGTACAGTAAATGTAACTGTGCCTATTTCTGTATTGTTATTGGTAACTCCATCATTGTAATCAAATATACTGTCGTTTGATACATCTTCTATGTATTCCCAATCTTGAGATTCAAAAGTTATACTGCTACCGTCAGCAGGAGATATAAAAGTTTTAGCCTTCCAAAGTTTTCCATCATATACAGCTAATTGATTAGCATTGTATGAAAGCGTGGGATTGTAAATTAATGAACCGGTATCATAATTAGTTCTTATAGAAAATCCTTCGCCGGGCAAGGAAACATTAAAATTGTAGGTTTGGCCCCTATATAGAGCGATGGTTGGATTATTTGTCAAGCCGTCAGGTGTAAATACCCAATTTTCACCTAATCCTTGTTTTACTTTGTATGTACTAACAATATTTTGAGATTGTCCTAGTATCTTTAAACTAGGAGGGCCACTTGGTACCCAGTAATATTCTCTGTAATTTATAAACTTGTCCCAGTCGATCGGAGGGTTCCAAGAATAATGATCTGATTCAGTAATTAAATTATCTTTCTCAACATTGTTATTAAAAAACTTGATTTGATTTTTTAAATCAATATAATCGTAAAATTTCTCAATAGTAGAATTTTTTCTTATGACTACGCCCGGTTCTAGCTGATATCTAGATCTTAGAGTTTGATCACTGTCTAAATATATGTCCTTACCGTTATAAGTTTTTCCAAACCTTCTGCCTACGTAACCCACTGTTTTTTGTAAAGTTCCTGGCTGAATTAGAGGATCTAAAACTGCACCTAAAAACTTTGCATTCGAGTCGGTTTGAAATACCGTCGGTAAAAGTTCTACAGATCTTCTGATAGGTAACTGGCTATCGGGAAAAACATTTTTACTCATTAAATTCTACCTTAATTTGTATTATTAACAATTGCATTCGGCGATGCTCTTAATTCTACTGCATTGATACTGGATACTATTTCTATATCATCAACTGTTGCGCCGCTGACAAAAATTTCATCTGATCTACTTTGTATTTCAAACAAACTTCCAAACACCTGTGTAGACTGTTTAGGTAATATGACCAAATTACTAACGTCCGGTGCTACAGTATTTGTTATGTATGTTATCAATTCTCCCAGATAAAATCTATCACCGAAATCCCAATTATTAACATCAAAAAATTCATTAATAGCACTTATAATTCTAACTTTCAAATCATTGTCATTGACCGATCGTACATCATTTTTAACTACTTTAAATATCGCCTGAAACTTTGTATCAGCAGTTGAACCAAATAAAACTTTGTAATTAACAGGATGATATATTATCTCGTCACTGATTGACTTAATTGCATTTAGGTTAGATCCAAAACTAATTCTAAGACTTTCACTCGATGGAGGTTCTGGTTTAGAAACAGCACCTGCTAGATAATTTCTGAAATCAGTATCGTATGATCTAGTTAATAGATAGACGTCTATAATATTACTGGCGCTTGGGTCTATTCTTCTATCAACATTTGCATTGTGTATATACTGAAACTTAAGATGGTCGACTCCGACTACTCCTATATAAGAAGGTTCTACTTGCCAAATTCTGCTGTTTGAACTAGTGCTTACTACTCTTTTTACTACATTCTCGCTGCTAGATGAAAAATATACCAGTTGCCCGACATCATAATCATCTGGGTTTTCGTTCGCTTCATTGGATCTTACCAGTATTGATTCTTCCGTTGTGTCTATAAACTGAAAAACTTGATTTCCTGACTCGTCTACTACTTCTTTGAAAAATAAGAAATTATCTGAATTTTCTCCTGCAATCGCTTCAAAAGAATCAGGATCATCTATTACTCCATCGTCGTCGTTGTCTGAGAATTTAATTTTAATTTGATCAGGGGCTTGGTATCCGTCGTCGTATCGAATAGTATCCGACACCTCGAGGTCTATGTCTCTTTTCAACGAAGTAATACCTGTACTGTCTGTATTGATGCTTAAAACTACCACTTTGTCTTTGATTGTCTTTCCGGTAGTACTATCAAAAGTCTTTTGATTAGTATCTAAATAGAATCTGTTCTGGCTTCTAGAACCAAAAATATAATCTAAGCCTCTGATAGTAATGATGTATGTGCTGCCTTCTTTTACGAAAGACATAATCCACGATGCATCTAGAGAACTGCTAGTAGTGTCTCCTGCTTTACCTAAAGAAAATTCAGATAAAGTATTAAGATTAGCTGCAGAAATAATTTTCCATGCTGATTCTATTTGATCGTATCTCAATCCAAAATTTAATCCGTTAGTCATTAGATTTACGATTTCATTTTCTAACGGAGAGGAAAGATTGGTTACAAATCTAGGAATTATTCTAGAAGCAATCGCACCAGTTGGAATTATATCGTTGAATTCTATTGGACCTCTGCCGTTCGGTAACGCTCCGCGATCAGCATTTGTACCGTCGCCTGCTGCTTTAATTATTTTGGTCCAAATATAACTTTTATAATCTGTGTCTTCAGCTTCGTTATCAACAAGCACCATCTTGTTCTCAAAAAACACGTATTTCTTTCCTACTACTGTAGATGCTGGCACAACAAATTTTATTAAACTATCTACTTTGGCATATTTTAAAGTATTGCTAGTATAAGATCCTATCTTAAATTTAGTACCGTCTTCTTTATTTTTAAAGTAACCTGTGCTATTGTTTATATCACTGGTTAGCTGCGTCCATTCAGTTAAGGTATCTGAAAAAGTGATTTTTGTAAATTTTGAAAAATAAAAATTATAGACATCTGTATCATTAAAAATTGGTTCAATACTGTTTCTTATAAAATTAACTACTTCTAATCTATTAGAAAATTTAAAAGTTAAAGTCCTTTCGATATCTTGTTTATAAATGTATCCGTCACTAGCAAATACATTAACAGAGCTATACTTTCCGCTGGCGTCGATGATATCAAAATTTCTAGAAACTCCGCTAGAAGTTCTATTAACTGCTTTGACTTTTATGATGTCCTGTGATGCGCTTAACGGTGCTAAGTTGTAATCTTCTCCGGTTATCATTCTATTTTGAGTGTAGTACAACGCCGGTGCATTATTTCTTATGGTATCTACATCTTCGGCCGCTGAGGCAGAGCTTACTGTAGATTTTAAACTCATCGATACTGTTAAGGTATGCTCGACTCCTTGCTTATTTCTATAAGGAATTGATACATTTATCCCTCGCATTTCTGGAGGAGTTATTGCGTAAGTTAACCCGTTACTGATTCTATAAAAAATTCTAAATGTACCTTTCGGTAAATTTCCGTATACACCGTCGCCAAAAATTAAATCAATCTGATCATTATTTTTTGTTACGATCGAAAATATATTTCTTACATCATTTACTGCACTATTATAAGCTATATTACTTCCGGAAAGAGAAGATACTTTTGTCCATTGTTCCAAGGGAGTACCATCGCTGTTTAATTTAAACAACCATACATCGTCGTTGTTTACGTTTTCGCTGTCCACACTGATTTTTTCATTAGTAGTGGGTGCGGTGATTGAAAAATCAGCTAATTCTAAACTACCCTGTTTAAACAATGCGAAGAATCCTGTATTAGGACTAGCTGCACCTCTACTATCATTTCTATATACAAAACCAAACTGATTACCAGGAACCGGGGCTTCTTCATATATAGATTCGCTGTTTGCGAAAGAAGTACTTAGAATCTCAAAGGCCATTGAACGACCGGCTACAGTTTTAGAGAATGTAAAGATAGGTACATCAGCTGAAGTGGTTCTAAATCTATACTGCTCAGTCGGGATATTCTGTATAGTGGCCTGTCCTTGGCTTCGGCCAAATTCTGTGTTGTCGCTCATCGCAGAATTTAATACTAAAATAAACTGTTCTAGCCAATTAATATTCGTCGGGTCATTCCATATAATCGTTTGAGATTGTAGATTTCTTCCGTTGCTGTCTAATAGATCTTCTGTTGTGCTTACTGTGTCAAATTTCAATAATCCTTGCGCAGGAACATTTCTTTTAGCATTATAGCTCAACATTCTAGCTAGTCGAAGAACACTTTCTTTTTTCTCGGCTAATTCTAAAAAATTTTCTCTGCTTGCTAAATCTATACGAAACGCTAGACTTTGGCCTATAAATGCTATTGCATCTATTAGCGCAAGATATTCGGAACTTTCGATATAGTCATTGAAATCTTCGGGGTAGTTTTCCCTTAGATAGGTAATCATTACCCTTCTCAGATTTTCAAAATCATAGCTGGTAAAATCAGCATTTTGAAAAGTCTGATAGATAGTTTTCCAGTCTTGATTTAAAATTAAATTTGTTTGTCTTAGCGTAACTGACATCTTAAAGTCCCATATATCAATATTTACCCGAAAAAGTTAACTAGTCAGTTAATGATAGAATTGTTTTTATCAAACTCAAAAGTCATTCTTTCATTGATGTTAAAAGGAATATAAACAATATCTGCTTCTATCCTTATTCCCTGATCTGTAGTGTCTACTAGAATAGAATTAATAGCTATCCTTGGGTCATAATTTATAATAGTTTCTACATCTTCAGAAATTAATCGTTTAACTTCATCTGTAAAATTTTCAAACAACATATCCCAGATTATGGTACCAAATTCTGGGTTTTCTAATTTCTCGCCTTTTCTTATATAAAAGTGATTAATGATATCTTGTTTTACTAAATCTATGTCGTATAGTTTAAATCCTCGTTTTGATTCAAGAGAGCTGAATCCTTTATAGGTAAAAGAACCAGTATTTTGATCCCCTACACTGGCCTTATTTTTGGCCACTGTTTGATTGTTATATAATTTTGCCATTTTTTATCTCTCTCTTAAACTTTCTTTTCGCCGGACATAATTTGCGAAATTTTAATCGATCCGTTTTTAACAGCGGACGGTACACCCACAGGCATTTGAACTGGGACAAAGTGACCGCTATCGTTAGCGCCAGCATTATTATGAATACCTTGTTGTCGTAAAAACTGTTGGGCGAAACCAGTATAGGCACCAAGTTTATTCAACGAATCCCACTTACCATCCTTGTAAATTAAGATATCTGCTGCTGCTCCGTAATTGTGCCAGCTATTACCCGGACTTGCTGCTTGAGGACCGGTACCCGCTTTAAATGCTTCATATAGTGCCTTACTTCTTTCTAAAGGACGAAGACATTCTGATACACTCATATCCCAGCCATCTTTAAAATATTGCTGTATGAATGCTTTTATTGCTTTGGCAAATACTACCCTCACTGTGGGGTCTAGAGTATTTAGATTATCAGCTGTACGTTTTCCGTATTTGCTAGGGGCAAAGAAATCAGCAGTTAGATTTACACCGCCTGGAGGGATATCGATCTTGTCAGGGAATGAAGCTTTGCCAGTAGTTGGATCTGGTTTAACTGCATCGTAATCATTAATTTCTGCTACGTGAGCAGCGGAAGCAGATACTTGGCTGGCTGCTGTAGTAGACTGATGCTCGGTAGGTAAATCTCCGCCGTCGTCTCTATCAGTGGCAGGCGGATTAACCTGTTCGGGCGCATTACTTTCGTGCAGTGCCCAAGGTTCGTGCATAGGTATCCTTTTCATAATGCTAGGGATCTTTCCTGATTGATATTTTGTTTTTGCCCAATCACCGACCGCAGTAGCAATATTGTCGTGGGTACTAAGTGGTGGGGCTGTAGCTGCTGATGTTGCTTGGGCAGCGGTAGCAGCTTTAGGTCCATTAATATCTACTCTAGAACCAGAAATAACGATTTTTCCCGATGCCCCAACATCTATAGTAGCTCCAGAGGTAACTTTAAGACTTGAAGAAGAATATATGTCAGTGGTGCCTAGCGCAGTTAATTTTGCACTACCTCCAACAGCTAGATCAAAATTATTTCCTGTGGTGAATTTTGTGTCTGTACCAATTTTATAGTCTAACGATTCAGCTACAAATACCTTCATGTCCAGTCCAGATCTTAAATGTATATTTTGTAAAAAATCTCCGTTAAAGCGACCTTTGGCTTTTATATTAACATTCCTTCCACACTCTAAATTAAAATCTCTATCGGCATAAAAATTAAAATCGTTTTTTGTATGAACACTTACACTGTCTTCAGCATAGATATCTATTTTGCCATTGCTAGTAAGTTCTACCCAAGTCGTTCCTTTTGAATTAGCAATATAGATTAAGTCTTCAGTATTGTGTAAAAGGATCTGATGCCCAGTTCTTGTTCTGACTCGAAAATATTCATTAGCAGGGATCGTGGGATCTCCTTTTTCTCCTGCCAGTGTGTCCGCATATTCTCTAGGGCCTTGCCCAGCGGGTTTTTTCCTTTGTAATTGGTCGTCTCCATCATCGAAAACTAATTGGGTGCCACCTAATCTACTTACCGGAACAGGACTAGGTGTTTGGCTCTGTTTTAAACCTATAGATTTTCTTATCGCTCCGTCTCTGCGATCTAATGGTCCGGGAGTGGAAATTCCAAAAACCATGTTAGGAACATTTCTTCTAGGAGTACTCTGCGCAGGACCTCTCACATCATCTTCTAATAATCCCTGTTCTAAGAATCGTTCAACTATTGGATGCACTGGTTTTTTAACCTTATCGATTTGCATATTGGTATCTAACGTATTAGCCAATCGATTAACTTCGCCTACAGGCAAAGGTTGGGTAGTATTAAATCTTGCTTTATCTGCATCAGTAAGTTCAACGTCAGTGGATGCTCCGATAGCAGGAACCATATGGTTCATGAATCTGCTAGGAATACAACCCATCCAATACCCCTGTGCAGGATCTCCGTTAATGAAGAAACAAATTACAGTTACTCCAACGTCTGGAGGAACAAACCACATTCCGTATGATTTTTGTGTGTCATTAAAATCGGTTTTATTTGCTCCCATAAATTCGTAGGCGGTGCTTCCGTAAAACGGAGTAGCAAAATGTACTGAATATGTTTGGTTAGCATCACCTATTAAGTTACCGTCTCTTCTTAAAAGAGTAACTTGCAATCCTCCCATAAACGAAGGATCGAGATGTCCTACTACCTTGGCTAAAAAAGGTCCAGGGCCTATGTTTTTTCTTGCTGCTGGTGCAGCTGACTGTCTAGTTTCTCTAGGCATTATTCACCTTCCGATCCATATATAAATGTAGTGGGATCTTTTTTCTCAGTCTCTGGTTCTTTGTACAACAGAGTCTGTGTTTTAACAATACTTTCTTTACCAACGTAATCTTGAGGTTGTCCTGTCATTCTAATACATCTTATAGTTTGTGTGAAAATTCCACCGCTGAATTTGTTGTCGCATTTAGTGACTTTATAGATTCCACTGAACGGACTGACTATTTCTCCTTTAGGAAAATTATAAAGACCGCCCTGTCCAGTTGTTCCTAAATTAGGTTCTATAGGTGTTCTAAAAGTTATGTATACATATACATCGCTGCCTTCATAATTCATCGTTAAATCAGAATTAGTTTGACTATTTGGTCCTTTGTCTGCGATATAATTTCCCAATCCTGTATCCACTAACCAATAAGGATCTCCTAATATTTCTATGTTTAAATTTATTAAGTCTGCGCTGTTTTTTAAGAAAGCATTTTGAAAAGCATCCGCTACTCGTCGCTCGGTAGATATATCATTAGATCCGCCAACAGCCGGAGGCAGGCCAGCATCGGGGTCAGGCTTAACTGGTTTAGCACCGGCGGTATTAGATACGCCTCCGGGCGCAGCACCTTCCTGTAGCTCTGTTGTTTTTTTAGGATCTTTAGAAGCATCATTCAGATCTCTATTTTGATTATTAGCTGTTTCACTCGGAGGAGAAATCGGTCTTCCTGTGTAAAACATATTATCAATATCAATATCAAATTTTAATAGATCGTTGTTCAATCCAGTATAGATGTAATTGTATTGTTTGGCGATAATTTTTTGAAGTTCTTGAAATCCTGGAGGAGCCGCAGTAGGGCTTTTAAATATGCTACTATGTACTTTAAATGGTATTAATCTATAAATTATTCTCTTGGCATAATCATTTCTTTTAATATCAAAATCTAACAACTGTATCTGAGCATCTATCCTAAACCAATTAATGTGTCCTGTTTCATCAAGATATTTTGCATCTATGGCACGCTTGGCATAATCACTACTCAACACGCATTGGGTTATGATTTCTGTTAGTGTTTGTCCTTGAGCAAATCTAAATTCTCGGATCTTAGGATCAATGGTCATTTTGTTTCGTTGCACTAATCCGGTCTTTTCGTCTCGAACATCGCCTTCTAATTTACTAACATAATTGCCGCCAGACGTAGGTTGAAATCCCATTGAGTTTTTACTGTCCCCTAACGGCCCGAAGCCATAATTTGAAGGCTCTTGAGATTTAGATCCTATATTTTGTTCGCTAATAATCGTCGGTGGGGCAGATGCTTTGTCAATAGTGATATTTTGTGTTGGTTCTAATCCTACTTTGTCGCTGGCATCAGTAGGAAATACAATTTCATATTTGTCAGGGATTCCACCTTCTTTTGCTTTGGTCGCTTTTTCTCT